CAATCAATGAATGAGATTTAAGATTTGAGTTTCAAACAATCAATGAATGAGATTTAAGATTTGAGTTTCAAACAATGATACAACTTGATTTGTTTGTGTTGTTAATATTTCTGATTTAACTTGTATTTTCAAATATATTTGAAGATGAAATATATTTGAAGTATAGAATAATAATCTGAAAATCAATGAATGAGATTTAAGATTTGAGTTTCAAACAATCAATGAATGAGATTTAAGATTTGAGTTTCAAACAATCAATGAATGAGATTTGAGATGTAGTTTCAAACAATCAATGAATGAGATTTAAGATTTGAGTTTCAAACAATGATACAACTTGATTTGTTTGTGTTGTTAATATTTCTGATTTAACTTGTATTTTCAAATATATTTGAAGATGAAATATATTTGAAGTATAGAATAATAATCTGAAAATCAATGAATGAGATTTAAGATTTGAGTTTCAAACAATCAATGAATGAGATTTAAGATTTGAGTTTCAAACAATCAATGAATGAGATTTAAGATTTGAGTTTCAAACAATCAATGAATGAGATTTAAGATTTGAGTTTCAAACAATGATACAACTTGATTTGTTTGTGTTGTTAATATTTCTGATTTAACTTGTATTCTCAAATATGTTTCATCATCAAATATATTTGAAGTATAGAATAATTTGAAAATCAATGAATGAGATTTGAGATGTAAGTTTCTGATTTCAATGAATGAGATTTGAGATGTAAGTTTCTGATTTCAATCAATGAATGAGATTTGAGATGTAAGTTTTAAACAATCAATAAAATTTAATAACTCTAAGTAACATAAACAATGAATGAAACTCAAACTTTTCCTCGATCGATCACCAACAAAAGTTTATATAATTCAATTGAATTATATAATAATATCTTCAAAAAATGGTTCTATTGTCTTGATTCATTCTATGATTTATGTTTTTTTATCACTTCATTTTTTTAATTTTATTCACTAGTTTATTTAATAATATTAAATAAACTAAGTCATTCGTATCTCGAATCAATATATTCATATGTTTTTCTTATTGATTCAATTATTCATCACAAAATTTAAATTTAAATTTAAATTTTGCAGAGTTTTCCACTACTTATTCTATATGTTTATTTTAGTTTATTTAAATATCATTTAATATTAAATGATATTTACGATCTTTCCGATTAGAATCATTCTTTTGATTTTACATTTTTAAAACTTCAATTTTAAACAAATAATTTAACTTTGAAATCAAAGTTAAATTAACATACAATATTTTAAATCCTCCAAACCATGACGATTCAATTTATTTTTTCTTTTTTATTCTTCTTTCATTTTTCATTGCTGTGATCTTTTGTCTAGAAATATCATTTAAACAATTTTTATTGAATGATCTATTTTTATTCAAATGTTCAACAACCCAATTTGCTAATGTTTTATCCTTCAAAACACCATCATATAATTCAATTGCTTCTCTATATTTACCTAAATTATAAGCAGCAATAGCTACTTGATCAACTAATACCCATTGATGATCCTCGTTATTATATAAGAACCCTGAACATACTTTTTCTTGTTTTACAACTGAAATACCAAAAGTCCAAGATAGATAAAACATTTTTAATGAATTCCAGTTTCGAACGAGCATACACGGTATCTCCCATCTCCCTGGTAAAACACAATATCCTTTTAATAAATATTCAATAGCAATTGCATTGTATGGTTCTCCTTCATATTCAGCTAATTTAATATATGATGCATAAAGTTCATCAGCGTATCCGTCATTTATTTCTGTTCTTTTTCGATACCATATTTTAGCATTCTCAACATCATTAGCATCTTTGAAGCTTTGAGCGATATAATATGTTGTCCTTGATGGTAATTCAGAAGTAGGTAATCTCTCAATTAATTTATTTGCATCTTTCTTATATTTATCTTTATCTTTCGATCTATCACCTAATCTTCTCGAAATAATATAAAAATCTCTTATGTCATCCATCATTTCATTCGTATATAGGTATTCATGAACAGGTTGTTTCCATTCTGCTTCTGCGTCTGTTCGAATCAAAGAATAATAAAAATAACTCCATGATCTATTCTCTGAATATTTGAGTGAACGATAAATAGGTGCGGTTAATTTTCTTCTATTGATATTCAATGGAGTTTCATCAACATTAAATGCAACATCATCAGCATCAATAATAAATAAATACCACTTTGATTTAGGATCGAGTTTCGATGTAAATTCCCTGCCTATTTTTAATGCGTGATTTCTACTTACGTCAAATTCATAAGTCCAAATTTGATACTCAAGATAACATGGTATTTTTTTCTCTTCACAAAATGAGATTATCAAATCTTTTGTTGAATCTGTTCCGTTGTATGAGACTGCAACTGCATCACATGTTCGATACACATTCGATAAAAGATTAACAATAATATCTTGTTCATTTCCAACAATTAAGTTCAAGCAAATTTTGGCTGACATGATTAATTTTTGAAAAGAGATTATTTTGTTTCATTGTTAAAAATGTCTTCTTTGAATGAACGTAAAGTTTCTGTCATGTTAGCTGTTGTTGATGAACAACCTGATGAAACAAATATGAAGAAATTATCAAAGATGGTGTCAAATGTAAGTATCGTAAAAAAATCAGTTGATGAAGAATCAGCTTGTGAAAACATCGATGTCAATCGAATTTTACTCGAATGTGGTTTTGCTCCAATTGATAAAATAATTACTGAACATACCTTGAGTGATAATAGAACTGTTAAAAAATGCGAATATGTCGCTGTGTTAGATTCGAATGGTAATCGATCATATGTAAAGCTTGATGTTCAGAATGCTCATGTAAGTATGAATTCATGTGATACCGTAAAGAGAAAAATTATGAATGCCAAAGTGCTTCCTTATTCAATAAAAATAAATGCACTTGATTGTCTCGGAATGGGATTGTGTGGAATTGCGTTTCAATGTAATGATAAAGTATGTGTAGTTAACAAATGTCACATGAATGATATTTCTGAAGATTTATTTATTGAGAGAACCCAAGAATCATCAGATAAAGTAATTCGTAACGGCCTTGAATATCCAATCATTCGTATGTCAGTGTTGATGGAAAATTGCGAAGCAGCAATGGAACAAATTAAAATAGCCACTGATTCTATTCGTAGAAATAGATATGAAGTTGAAATGAAATGTTTGAATGAAATGAAAGAAAAAGTAAAAGAAACCTATGAATTACTTGATATTTTTGAACATGTTATTGATGAAGAATTACCTCATTTGCATGAAGCAGTTGAAAGTATGCAAGATATTCATCATGAAATGTGTGAGTGTAAATTTGTTGAATCTGATAAACAAAAACAAATATTTCGTAATTTGATTCGTAATCATAATAAATTTAATGAGTTGTTTGCGATATCAAAAATGGTAACAGAGAAAAAATCATTGTTGGTTGAGTTGAATCATTTGATTAGAACAGCTCTATCAGAAGTAAAAGAAGTTACGAAAGACATTGAATATATATTGTAAATTAATGTATTTGTTTGTGATATTAATTTATGATTATTGATAAATAGAGATTTTATCAAACATATTTGGTAATATGTTTGAGTATTAATGGAATGGTAATTTGATTTGAAGATGAAATATATCTGAAGTATAGAATAATAATTTGAAAATCGATGAATGAGATTTGAGTTTCAATCGATCGATGAATGAGATTTGAGTTTCAATCGATCGATGAATGAGATTTGAGTTTCAATCGATCGATGAATGAGATTTGTTTGTGTTGTTAATATTTCTGATTTAACTTGTATTCTCAAATATATTTGAAGATGTTATATATTTGAAGTATAGAATAATAATTTGAAAATCAATGAATGAAATTTGAGATTCTGATTTCAAACAATCAATGAATGAGTTTCTGATTTCAAACAATGATACAAATATTTGTTTGTGTTGTTAATATTTCTGATTTAACTTGTATTCTCAAATATATTTGAAGATGAAATATATTTGAAGTATAGAATAATAATTTGAAAATCAATGAATGAAATTTGAGATTATGATTTCAAACAATGATACAACTTGATTTGTTTGTGTTGTTAATATTTCTGATTTAACTTGTATTCTCAACAATCAATCAATGAGTTTCAAACAATAATAAAAATATTTGTTATCTAGTTAATATTTCTGATTTATCTCATCTCTATTCATAATATACATCGATAAATTAAAATATTAAATGTATGATAATTTTAATCCACTCAAACAAACATCAAAGATAATTCCAAACAATCAACACATAAAATTATATTGGACAAAACAGAGTATCATATATCGATTCGAAACTATCAGGAATCAAAACTTTTAACAATCGAAGTATCAAATAAATCAAAATAGGAATGAAGAAACCAATAGCAAAATAAATAAAAGGTGAAAAATTAATTTTTGGTGTTGGGCACCGAATCGGAGGTGGTCTTCGAATAGGACTGGTTCTTCTTTGAACACCAACGTTAACTGGCACTTGAACAGATGACATTCTTTATTTTTCTTGTACAATAATTGTTTGTATAAAATCCTTTGATTCAAATTTAAATGAAAATAACCATCTCATATTTTCGATCTATAATTTCAAAAACACTTGAACTTCCGGAAAAAGGATTTGTTCTTCTTCGGGGTCGATCAGGTTCAGGTAAATCAACTATTTTTGATGCTATTACTTGGGCTATATATGGTGGTAATATCAATGTATTTCCAAGATTAAATAGAAAATGTACTCCAACTGTTTCTATTGAACTACCATTAATTTCTTTCTCTAGAACAAAGAAACCAGAAACAATCAATGTTGTTTTTTCAAATAAGACATACACTGGTGACGAAGCAAATCAAATATTAATTTCGTATTTTGGATCAAAGAGAATTTGGTTTTCAACCTCATATAGCATTCAAGGTGAAAGACATCCATTATTTAACTCAGATCAAACTGAAAAAAGAGCTTTATTAACAGAACTTTCATTCGCCAATGAAAATCCAGATTATTATCTTGAGAAACTATCAATTGAAATGAACAAATGTAGAACAGAATACAGTACATTGTTTAGAATTCATAATTCAAATAAAATGTTATTTGAACAAAAATATGAAAAATACATTGAAATACTCGAATCACACACAATAGAAGAATTAAATGTAAAACTCAAAGATTTAGAATCAAACTATTTAATTATGAAAAAAGAACATGAAACTTTGAAATCTCAATCTATTTTAATGAAACAAGAAGAAGCAAAGTTAAACCAAATAAAAAAACAACTTGATGCTATTTTGGTTAAATTATCAAATATACCTGAAAATACAATTGAATCAATCAATCTACTTGAATGTGAAAGAGATAAATTAGTTTCACTGAGAAACACAGTTTTACTCAATAAAAAACAAAAGAAATTGATCGAACAATATCAAGAATATAAACTCGAATACTCAGAGATAACATGTGGAAATGTAAAATATAAAATAACAGATAAAATCGAATATCAAAATTCAATGAGAGATTATGAAATCACATTGAAAACATGCAAAAAAATAGGTGTTGAACCAAATTTAGAATCAATTCAAAACTACATCAATGATGCAAAATATTTACTTGAAAAACAATCAAATGTAAAATTATATCGTCAAATAGAATCATTAGAAAAAACAAAGATTAAATTAGATGAAAATACTAAAAATGAAGGTGACTTGATGAAACTCAAAGAAAATCTTCATCACAAGAAACAATGTTTGAATATTCTAGTTTGTCCAAAATGTTCTCAATCATTATATCACCATGGAAAACAACTCATTATTTCAGAAAATTCACCAACATCAATTGATGAAATAAAGAAACTTGAGAATGAAATAAGAAACCTTGAAATTTACTTGGAAAAGAAAAGAAAGAACGAACTTGTTGATTCAAAAATTCAAATGTGTATCTCAGAATTAAACAACGAAAATGGAGATGTAACAGAATTAAAATTAATTCCATTGTTGAACGTTCAACAGAGAGAATCACTGAATAATGAAATTTTAATGTTGAACAAATTAAAATGTTTTTCATCACCAAAAGTATCATTGATTGAAATTGAGAATTCAATTCGAAAACAAGAACTCGAATCAAAAATAAGTGAGTTAGAAAAATCAATGGTAAACATTGAAATAACGAATTGTGAAACGAATGAAAAAGAATTGAATTTTAAAATTGAATCAATAACGCAAGATTTAAGAAACAAACGTGTCTTTTATGAATCAAGAATATCTCATTTAAAATTTAGAGATACATTAAAAAATTCACATGATAGTATCATTGTTGATACATCAATTTATGAACGTGAATCGATGTTAAAAGAAAAAATATCTGAGTGTGAAAATGAGATATGTGATGTTAAAGGATTAATCTCTGCTGAACAGAGTTTAATCGAATTAATAGATCAATCGAACGAATTAATGAGAATACAATATCGAATCGAATGTGTAGAAAAAATAACTTTGATTACAAAATCTGTAGCTACAAACACATTGAATGATATTATTGAATCTTTGAATACTTCGATTGAATCAGTGGCTTCTACTTTCTTTTCACATCCATTTTCTCTTGATTTGATTCTAGAAAAAACTGTAAAAAGTACAAAAAACGTAAAACCTGGTGTTTTTATTAACATAGGATACAATGGATCTGAAATTGATTCTTTGAATGGACTGAGTGGAGGAGAAGCCGATAGAACATCACTGTTAATGACATCTGTTTTAGCGACTCACTGTGGTTCACCAGTTTTATTTTTTGATGAGATACTGGCATCAGTAGATGCAGATACAAAAGAATCATGTTTAACTGCATTACGCTCTGTGTTACCTGAAAATAAATTAGTATTGTTTGTCGTGCATGATGCGATAACGGGTTATTTTGATTCTGTTGTTGACATCGATTGATGTTTAGTTAATATTTGGTTTAGAATCAGTAATATTAACAATAATAAAAATATTTTTATTATTGTTTGAAACAATCATTCATTTGATTATTTTTTAAATTATTATTCTATACTTCAAATATATTTGAATATAAAATATATTTGAGAACACAAGTTAAATCAGAAATATTAACAACACAAATAAATATTTGTATCATTGATGAAATCAGAATCTCAAATCTCATTCATTGATGAAATCAGAATCTCAAATCTCATTCATTGATAAAATCAGAATCTCAAATCTCATTCATTGATGAAATCAGAATCTCAAATCTCATTCATTGATGAAATCAGAATCTCAAATCTCATTCATTGATGAAATCAGAATCTCAAATCTCATTCATCATATTTACAAATTATTATTCTATACTTCAAATATATTTCATCTTCAAATATATTTGAGAATATAAGTTAAATCAGAAATATTATCAACACAAACAAATATTTGTATCATTGATGAAATCAGAATCTCAAATCTCATTCATCATATTTACAAATTATTATTCCATAATTCAAATATATTTGAATACAAGTTAAATCAAAAATATTAACAACACAAACAAATCAAGTTGTATCATTATTCAAATCTCAAATTTCATTTATTCTACTATTCAATATTTGATATCAAATATTGAATAAAAATCATCTAAAATCTCAAAGACACTTTTACTTCATTTCATTGTGAGTTTGATCAAAGCTTTTTGTAGGGCTTCTTGGGTTTTACCCCAAAACGGAACGTCATCCAATCGAACTTTGTTTTCCATCCCCGAAACGAACCAATCTTCAACTTTTCTCTTTGAAACAATGACAGTTTCAGTGATCTTTTTGTCAAACACACCCACCGATTCTGAGAATTTTGCAGTGATCGATTCAAGTCCTTTTTCGTTGGTCAGATAGTCATAAAAAACAACGACCCATTTTTCCAACGACGATTCGAGAATAACTTCAACATAAGTTTTCTTTGACAACAAAATGTTCTTATTTTCAAAGATTCCTCGACATTTTTGATGAAGACATTCTTTAACATGTTGATCGACAGTTCTGTTTCGAAGTTTGCTTTTTCCAAAATCGCAGATTTCCTCTGTGTTGCGAAACTTATATTTTCCGAAACAATAGTAATAAAAATCTTCGACTTTGTCATCATCAACAAAAAGTCTTGGAACAAAACAAATTCGATTAACCTCCATTGTATGTTGCTGTTACTAAAGTTCAAGTACTTTAATGATTTTTCAATTTTTCAATTCAATCGAATAATTATAAAATAATTTTATCTCGATATATCAACCAAAATAATAATGCGGTATCATTCGAACATTTCATTTTCTTCGATAAAATAAATGCGATTAACTCATGTTTAACATACCAGAAATTTTTATGATAATATGCCAATAAATATGGTCCATCTGTTGTCTCAATAGTGATAGATTCATCAAGGTCCACTACGTTTTCCAATGATCCTTTCTCATAAAAGTGATTCCATCTATCATCTGGAAATGTTTCCATTTCTTATTAAAAAAATAAAATGAGATGACTATTATTTTAGGTTAAATAGATTGGTTATTTTGTTTGAATTGAACAAAAAGATATATACGAGACATTATCATATTGATCCACCAGTTGTATTCTTTATCTTCGATAATTGATTCAACTATTTTTCTAAAATCACTGATTTTTTGTATAATTACTTCAGTCTCATCATTTTCTGATATCTTCAATAATTGACACAATGTATCACTCATTGAAACATTATCGAACCATTGTTTATATATTTTTGTTGATAAAACAGAAATTGATGTTTGTTTTACTGAACAAAAATGAGAAAATATCATTTTTTCTTTTTCTGATACAAATATGTTTTTTGGTGTTGAACATGCTAATTCATGTAATGATAAATATATACGTATCTCATCTGTTTGTGCTACATTCCATTTAAATTCATTGTATTGAACCTTCATTGAATCGTCGGGTAATTCAATCAAATAACTTTGTTTTATAATATATGCTTCAACTGAAGAACGCCGAATGTTTCTCGAAGTACAATATATTTCATGTAGGTAATAACAAAAAAGCTTTTTACATTTGATTTGCATTTTATATCTGATGACACATAATATTTTTTCACTTTGTGGTTTAAGTTTATTTGATTAACTAAGTAATCAAATAAACTTTAATTAAAAACAATTAAGCTGCAATCCATCTATTGTTACATGTTAAACATGTTACCATGACTGTTTCAGGTTCATCTGCTGAACGAGTTTGTTTTGAATTCGAAGATGTATTTTCACCACCACAACGAGAACATTTGTATAAACCCTTAATTGCTCTTGGTTTGAATTGTGCATTAATAATTTCACTTTCATATTGTTGACGAGAAAATAACATTATTTTTGAATCGAATAATGGTTCTTCACTTGAATTCAATAAATTCATAAATGAATCAAATCCTTCCGAACGTATAATCGTAACAAAATCATATAGATCGTGTCTAAAATCAGATGTATTTGAAAGTGATTCAAGTAAAAACTTTTTTTGATTTGATTTTAATCCTAAATTTAATTCATCGATAGTTTCTTCTGCTGTGAGTTCTTTTTTCTTAAATTCTTGGTTCGATAACTTACTGTCATCAAATTTTTGATCAGAAGAAAACGTAAGTTTTGATGTACCTGCGAGTAACTTGAGTTTTGATGCCATTGTATTTTATGCGAGTTGAATATCTTTATTTTATTTTTGTTGTTTCAATACATGTATTGAAACAACAATTATTTTTATTTGATTTATAACCACTGGAATTACATTGATGATTTTGTACGACCTCTTGTTGCTGGTTTTGGTGACTTTGCTGGTGATTTTTTAACTGATTTTCTAGGAGATTTCTTAGGTGATTTCTTAACAGTTTTCCTGGGTGAAGCAGCTTTCTTTGCTGGTGATTTTTTAACTGATTTTCTAGGGGATTTCTTAGGTGAAGCAGCTTTCTTCGCTGATGTAACAGCTTTTTTCACAGATGTAACAGCTTTCTTTACCGATGAAGTAGCTTTCTTCGCTGATGAAACAGCTCTTCTTGCCGACGAAGCAGCTTTCTTCGCTGATGAAACAGCTTTCTTTGCTGGTGTTTTCTTAGGTGAAACAGCTTTTCTTGCCGATGTAACAGCTTTCTTTGCTGATGTAACAGCTTTTCTTGCCGATGTAACAGCTTTCTTCGCTGATGTAACAGCTTTTCTTGCCGACGAAGCAGCTTTCTTTGCTGGTGTTTTCTTAGGTGAAGCAGCTTTCTTTGAAACACTACCTTTGGGTCTTCCTCTCTTTGCTGGTGTTTTCTTAGGTGAAGCAGCTTTCTTTGAAACACTACCTTTGGGTCTTCCTCTCTTTGCTGGTGTTTTCTTAGGTGAAGCAGCTTTCTTTGATGTAGATTTTCTTGTTGATGTTGATCTTGCAACAACAGGAGAAGCAATCGGTGTTCTTGTTACTATCGATAATCCTCTTGGTGATAGAGGTGCTGCGGGAAGTGTGTTAGCTAAAGTTCTCACTGGGGATTTTCTTGGTGATTTGTTGTATTTTCTAGGAGACTTAGCAACTGATTTCTTAGGAGATTTTCTAGGAGACTTAGCAACTGATTTCTTAGGAGATTTTCTAGGAGACTTAGCAACTGATTTCTTAGGAGATTTTCTAGGAGACTTAGCAACTGATTTCTTAGGAGATTTTCTAGGAGACTTAGCAACTGATTTCTTAGGAGATTTTCTAGGAGACTTAGCAACTGATTTCTTAGGAGATTTTCTAGGAGACTTAGCAACTGATTTCTTAACAGGACTTTTTTTACTGTGAGCACTCTTAGATTTGGGACTCTTTTTGCTTGGTGATTTTTTATGACCCGAGGTATGTGATGCAACCGGAACTGCTGTGGGAGGTCGAGCAAAAGGCGAAGATGGAGTCATAACGGGTGATGAAGCAGGGTTGCTTAGAATTCTGTTATATGTAGAAGGAGTAATAGCAGAAGATCGAAACGGAGGTGTCATCACCGGCTGAAACGTTGTAGGTGCTGAATTGCTCATTTTGAATGAATGAAATAAATTATGTTTACAGAAAAAAATGAAGATTTTTGATTTCATAAAATCCAAAAAATAATTTTGAAATTTAACGAATTTCCAAATTGAAAGATGTCGGATGAATCACTCGATGTTTCGAATACAGATGTTTCTTTTGATGTTTTGGATTCGCTCGTTTCGTCATTGAACGATTTTACAAATATGTTCCCCGAATCAAATACAATGATAAATCCTTCAGCTTTGTTTAATCGTTGTGTTCCAGCAGCTACACATCTACTTCCTAAAATTCCAAGAATAATACAAGGACAAGTTCGAGTTCCAATTCAAAGAATATCAAAGAAACAAATTCAAGAAATAAATATTAAAAATGTAAAAATACCTGACGAATTAATTTCAATAGAAGTTCCAACGCAACCTTTGACGGTCGGACAAATTCAGTTTACCGATGTAACAACACTTGATATCCAACAAAAACCATCTGAGATAGATGAATCATCAGTTATTGATGCTAATGTAACAGCAAATGTTGTTGAATTACTAAAAACAGATGGATTAAATTTGGGTAAAAATATTTTAAGAAGAATAACTGATATAAGACGTCAAAGGAGTAAAGGAGCTAATCTCGAAGAATTAAAACAATTAGCGAATAGATTAAAAATAACAGAAACAAAAACAACAAAAAAATCAAGATTAGCACAAATAATCAAAGATTATATGAAAGAATATTATAAGATTGACATTGATAGACTCCAAGATGAAATGGGAGAACCTGATGTTGCACCAGAATAACTTTTAATTTTATCAAATATATTTGAGAAATATATTTGATAGTTGTAACAATCATCAATAAAATAATTAATTAACAATAAATTTATTCTGATTCATCACCAAGATAAACTCGATAAGCGTTTAATTGAGCATCAAAATGACTTTTACCTTTACCTCTAGCTAAAACAATTTCTTTTCCATCAACCATTACATACAAAGAAACCAAATTAGATGAAACATCACCCATCACACCTTTAATTTTAGGTACAGGATATCCTTCATTCGAAGATTTTTCAATCGTCCGAGTATATAAATCTTTTAATATAGGATTTTCTTGCAATTTACGTTCCATTTTTAATTGATTTAATGTTTCAGGGTTTGAAAGTTCTGGTGCTTCAACATATAATTTTTCAAGTGCATCACTACAAGCTGCCTTTTCAGCTTGTTTCTTAACCATGCTCTTTCCTACACCGAGTATCCTTGATATTTTCCATCCTTTTTGTCTTGAATATAATATACCTTTTTCTGGTGTCAGTAACTTTGCTGTGATTATTCCATCTTCAGATGAAGAATATTCGTATTGAAATGGTGAACCTGTTCCAGAAGACCATCGGAGTGCATCGATGATTTCTTTCAAAGCTGATGTAGGATCCATGTTTGAATGTAAATCTAATGTGAATTCAACTGGTGAAAGTAATGAATTAATAAAATTATAACATAAAATATATCCAGTTCCTTGAGGAAAAGCAGCATCACCAGCAACGAATAACGCTCCAATGAATGATTCAAAAGTATCTTCTAATATCTTTGGTGAAATATTTACATTTGATGATTTAATCAAAGCATCAAATCGAAATGATTTAGCCTGATTTCCTTGCCAACCTGTACTCAAATAATTTGATTTAATTTTTGTTCCTACATCTTTTTTTATTTTTGGGTATCTACGCATCAAATAAACAGTGAATGTAGTTTCAAGAACCCTATCACCAACAAATTCAAGTTCTTCATAGTTATCATTCGGATCAAACGAAGGATGTTTAAATGCTCTTGCCCACAAAGGCATAATGTCATTCCCTAGAATATCAAGAATATTTTCACTTGTTATTCCAGTGACTCTCTCAAGTAAAAATACATATAAAAATTCTCTCAATCTTTCAAGCCAAGCAATGTAATCATCATTAAGATCAAGTATTTCTTCAACTGAATTTACATCCAATCCAGACATCGGTGTTAGAAAATGAAATGTATACGATTCAAGTTGTAAGTTATCCATCAAAGTCCAATTGACTGCGTTGATAGAACTAATTTCATTTGATGTTTTAATAACTATCATTCGACATGTTTTATTTTTAGATAAAAACTCCTCAACATAATTAAGGTCAATGTGATGAACAATGATAACAGCGTTAGTATATCCACCGATATTATCAAAGATATCGCTTCTCACATCTATTCTTTTTTCATCAAAGCCAAATTCAGAAAGATTATTCAATAACATATCTCTATTAGCATCATTCTCTTCGAATGCGTGAACTATACTAATGTTATTGTTGTCGAGTAAAGCAACAGTGAGATCTCCAATTCCTGGTTGTATTTCAATAACGGGAAAAGATCCTTCGATTTTTTCTACAATCGCTGAAACCAAAATATCATTGTTTTCTTTGAACATCGATTGTTTGATCGTATCGGATGACCAGTTTTTTCGAACCTTGAATTTTGATGGAGCAATTCCATTTCGAATCCCAAATACTTGCATTGGGGTTCGTGATCTCGAAGTCATTTTGTTTTTTAGTGAAATATAATTTAATTATTTTTGTGTGAACAAATGACAATATGAGACGGTTAATGGAATGTTTCTTTGAATTTTGTGAAGAAAAAGAAAGGTTTATGTGTATCAAAGTTTAATTTTATATTTAATTCGAACAATTTACAAAACATTTATTCAGAATAAAATTTAATAATTTCTTGAATTCATTCTCGGAACATAACTTCTTTCATTTCTATTGATTCTATCTTCTCTTGTGCAACTGTTTGTATCGCAATAATTTTGTATCAAATCACGATCCTTTGATTTACTGAATAAATACAATAAAATCAATGATCCAATCAAAAACAACCACCAATATTTAAATCTAAATATGAGTAAAATCAATGAAACTATTATACATAATCTTGTACATGAATTGATCTTACTTTGTTTACTCTGACTTACTTTTGGAAAGATACTTTTGTGTAAAAAAAGAGAAACAATATCATTGTACCAATAATCTTCATTGTAAATCTGTATATGAACCATTGTTTATATTTGACAATAATTGATCGTTCAGATAACAAAAGTATTTTTAAAAAATGAGTGAAAATCAAAATGGAATTTTCGGTTTGTGCCTGAATTTGTTTTCGAACAATCTTATTCCCGCTATTGTCGAGGCTCTCCATAAAAATGGTTATCCAAATGTGACATGTGATCAGATCATTGCTGAATTAAATCTACCCGAAGCCACAAAACCTGCTACTAAGAAAACAACAGTTAAAAGAGTTGGTGTCGCATCTGATGCTAAGAAATGTTCAAAAACTCTTGCCACAGGTAAACAATGTAGTAAAAATGCAACAAAAGGAAATGACATGTGTAGCATGCATCAAAATCAAAAGACTGGTGATACAAAAACAAGAGTTCGAAAGCCAGTAGAACAAAAGAAACCTGAAGAAAAACTTGAAAATCCGATTACCAGCATTGCTGAGAAAAAAGAAGTTCATGTGATTCCAATTGAAAATGGAATGTTTCTTCATGAAGAAACTGGATTTATTTTGAATTCAGATAGTGTGGTTGTCAAAATTCGTGTTGGAAGTACCGATGTAGATATCAATGCAAAAGACGCAGAGAGAGCAACTGAGTATGGTCTAAGACATGTGAGTGTATCAAAGAGTGTTCTCACACCAATGATTAAAATTAGTGAACAAAAACAACCTGATCCTGAACCTGAACCTGAACCAAAAGATGAATATGAACAAGCAATGATGGAAATGGAAGAAGAATCAACATTTGTTGATTCAGAACAATCTCACGAACCTGAACAATATTCTGTTCAACAAGAGATCCAAAGACCAAAAGGACCAACTGTCATCGTCAATCCAATGGTTATGAATGTTAAACCAAAAATCTCAAGGATTGATCCAAGTATGATTCATCAAAGTGAAGAAAAGACGATGTTAGAAAACAAAACAGATGACCAACATGAAGAAACATCTACTCAATTTCCATCAAAAATAACAAATTTTCCATCCAAACCAGGATTCACTATCAAAGGTCCAACTAAAATGATTGGTGGTGGAAAACCAATGAGTTCAATCAATCAACTGAAACCACCATTGTCAAAGATGACTCCGATTACCAATAAAACTACACTTAGTAATTTGTTGGCAAACAAAGTTCAAAAGTTACCATCGATTCAACCAATTACTGGTGAAACAGAAAATCAAACAGCTACAAAGTAAAAAATCATATCAATCTGAAATTCACATAATATCAATTAAATTTAATTGATATTAATGACCAATAATCAAATATAACACACAACATTAATTTTCAACTATTATTCCGTTTATATCTTAAAATGATAATATATACTCTTCCTTGCTCTGGTGGAAAATTTCCAACACAATTAGCTTTTTTATCTGAATTATCTCTTTGTAAAATTAAACCAGACATTGTCCTTGGAACATCAGGTGGAAATGTAGCAGCATATACTGGATTGGCAGCTAAATGGGATCCACATTCGATTCTTCGTATCGGAACAAGTTTATCTTCTGAAATTTTGGTTCAGTCATGGTGGCCGAATTGGTGTTGTGATTGGATCCCATCATGGATATATGGAATGACTCAAGGTTCTGTGTATCGACAATCAATGATGGGAATTGGATTTCTTGGACAAATATTTGATTCAACTTCTATTGTTGAAACTGAAATATGGACTGGAACATTAAATTTAACATCAGGTGAAAGTGAATTCTTTTGTAATCGATCGAAGGAACAAAGTATAATTGATTCAACATTGTTCCGAGAAAAAATATTTTCATGTAAACCTCTTAGTTATTTGAATGGAAACATAAATGATATATGTGACGTATCAATGGCATCTGCTTCGATACCTGTATTTACACCACCAGTTAAATTTAATGGTAATATATATACTGATGGTGGAACAAGATTTGCTTCTCCTCTCGTTCCTTTTCTCCAAATGATAAGACAATTTCCTACAATGCACATCAATTATTTAAATCACAAAGATTTTGGTAATATTATTGGTGATAAAGAAGATTATCATAATTTTAGTAATATGATAACTATGGGTCAAGAAAGAACAAGTGATATTATTACGGGAAACATGATTTTGGAAAGATCAGCATCTATCCAATGTGTGGGAGACATGCCTTTGTATTATGAATTTGAAGGTTCAATTGACACTATCAAACATATACATGAAATGAGACTATCACACCGTCGCTCGGTTTTAGAAGTTTATCCATATCACAGTTTGGGTTGTAACCTAGAAAAATTTAATGGAGATGATGTTGCAAGAGTTTATTTTGAATCTTTGCGTAAATATCGTTGTCGATTGTGGTTAAGTTCAGAATAAAATGTGATGATTTGATGATCTGTGTTCAAATCTCATTCATTGATATTCAATATTATTCTATACTTCAAATATATTTCATCATTTATATATCTGAAGTATAAAAGTTAAATCAGAAATATTAACAATAATATAAATGAGTTTATATTATTGTTTGAAACTTGAATCTCAAATCTCATTCATTGATTGTTTGAAATCAGAATCTTAAATCTCATTCATTAATTTTCAAATTATTATTCTATACTTCAAATATATTTGAAGTGTACAACACAAATTAAATCAAAATCATAAAACAAATTCATTCACATTGTTAAACAAAATATCAAAATATACAAATGATTAGTTTTCTTCAATTTTATGTTTTGATTTTGATTTTTGTTTATAAGAAATTCAATCAAATAAATTTGATCAAACAACCAAATATAAGACATCCATTACTCATCATAGGTGATTATGCATTTATCACAGCTTTTGTTTTACAAAAACGAGGCTACAATCCAATTGTTGTTTCAACATCTTCATCAAATTTTCCATTATTTACAACAATAAATCTAAGTAAAATCAGATATTTTAATTCTAATGAGAATTCAGAGTTACATTCATACGACATTTCAAACACTCCTGTTATTCAATCAAATTTTATTGATTTTTCATCTCAAAAATCTATTCTCACAACACAAGGTAAACTTTATTTTGACAAGTGTATTTGCACTTCACTTCGAAATAATAATGATGGATATATTTTATCTATCGAATACATGAAATATATTTCATTTGAAGAATTTCACTATGAAGTCAAAGAATTCTTTGACTTCACCAAAATGAATTTTGGGTATCGATTGTTTTCAGATTCAAATAAAAAACAAGTCAGAACAGACTACATTAAAAAAGACAATATGATTCTCAAAGTAAAATCAAAAGTAAATAAATTAATATCTGATAACAATGTTCAAATGGGTCTCACAATGTCAAGGATGAACGTCGAAAGAAAAGAAAATAAAAATGGAATTGTATATGTTGGTCCTTATTTTTCTCAGACAAACATTGAACCAATTGAATGTTGCATTCGAGATTCAGCTTTTCTTGATTTTTAAAACTAACAATTATTCAAACTACATTTCAAATAATTTTCTTAAACTTTTATTAAAAGTTTAAGAATAACTGATGTACAAAAATATCATATCTGTCCCTAAAAATGAGCAAACTTATTTCAGATCATCGATGGTATTATCGTTTAGTTGGTGAAAAAGGGTTATTATCTTCAATGAAAAAATTTACAGAAACAACATTAATTGTTTCTTGGGATACTGATGCTCGTTTATTTTCTTATTTTCCCTCATTAATTGAATTTATTAATTACATCAATAAAATACCCGTTGAAAAATGGACGTTTTTTGAAGTTATACTGAACAAATTTCAAAAACCTCATTTTGACATAGATGCAAAATTAGATGAAAAAACATCTGTTTCAGATATCGAAGATACTATATCTGAATTAATTACATGTTCGTTGGATTTCTTGAATAACGAATGTAACATCGAATGTTCACCATCAGATATTTTGATATACACCTCGCATGGATCTGAAAAAAGAAGTTATCATATTATATTCAATGGATTTTATCATCTTAATTCTGTAGATGCAAAATATTTTTATGAAATAGTTACATCGAGAATGAAATCTCAAATCAAACATATCATTGATAAAGCTGTTTATTCTACGATACAACAATTTCGGATGATTCAAAGTCACAAGAAAAACTCAAATCGAACAAAGATTCAATCTTCATTCAATTATAAAAATCAACTTATATCTGTTCCACCAACATCATTCGACACATTTACAGACATCATTGATTATTATTCTTCATCTTTAATTTCATTCGTGTGTAACGCTAAACAAATCGTTCTTTCGGTTCCAAAGAAAACATATAAAATTACATCTGATATTGAATTAACAGATGAAAATATAAATTTTGCTCTTGAATCACTCAAAGATTATTTGGAAATAGATGTATTACCATTTAAAATAAAAGAAATACGAAATAATTTGATTGTATTGATTCGAACTCGTTCTTCTCATTGTCCATCTTGTGACAGAGATCACGATTCAGAAAATCCTTTTTTGGTTGTCGCGAACAATAAAATTCTATATCATTGTCGAAGAGCAAATAATCCAACTGAGATATCTAGTTTTGAAAATATTGTTCAACCAAAGACAATATCTTTTGAAATAAATAAATCAAATAAATTTGTTAAATTAGAACAGAAAAAAAGAATCACAAGAGAAAATAGAAAAATAGATTTTAATTCGATACCTAATTTTTTTTAGTTTGATTGTTCTTCCACATTAAATCAAACTAAAGTAACATTAAGTTAAAGGAGGTAAAGCAGCTATGTTTTCAGGTGAAGGAATGAACAATTGTGGTTGTGCGGCTAATGTATCATCAACTTTATATGGATCTAAACTAGGACCAAGAAGAAATGCTAAAGCTATGACAATTATACCAATAACAAGCATAGCAATTGGAAAAAACCTTGAAAAAGCGCTTCCCATTTTATCCGATAGAATATTTTGTTTGATATTTTATGATCAAACAAAATTATGAGTTTCACTGATGTAACTGAAATTTCATTCAAATATGAAGCTGTACACACAGATAAAAAACATAACTGGAGTATACTTGAAATCATTCCGGTTGATTCAAATGTCAGTGAAACTAACAAAAAGAATGAATCAAATCCAATCATAAAAGATATAAAAAAAGAACCAGTTAAAATGAATCAACCTATTTTTAGATCAAAAAATAGAAAAAAGGAATGAACAAAAAATGACATTGATAAATAAATCAGATAAATAGAAAAATGATAGGAATGTGGACAACAGCACCTGTTCACCAAGGACCCAAACGAGCAAAGAGAAATGTAAAAACAACCATTTTATATCCTTTATTTGCTGAATTTTCAGCAATATCTGATGATAATATGTGGAAAGAGTTCTTTGATTCAGCTTCAAAAACAAAAATAAGAGGTGGTTATGTGTTAACTGAAAATAACATATTTCGAAGAAGATATCGAAATAAAGTATATGAAATAGATTTGAATGGTGAAAATAAATTTGAATGTATGATTCGTTGTATAGATTTTTTACATCAGTTTGGTGTTATATCGAAGAAAGACATTGATAAACAAGAAGAAGAAGCTCGAAAAGTACTTGAAAAATCAGATAGTACTCACAACATTAACTCATGGAAGGAACTGAGAAAAAAGAAAAAGAAACAACAACCGATTTTAATATCGATGTACATCAGTAGATTACAAGAAAGATATGGTTTGAACAACGAAGAAAAAAATCAATGTTTGACTTGTATAAATATAGGATTGTTACTCAAATATTTTGGTGAAAGTTCAGTTATCATTGTAAATGGATTTATTGATGAAATAATTGGATTAAATTTTGATGAAAAGAATAGGATATTTTTTATTGACCCATCTTTGATAAAAACTAAGAAAAAAGAAGTTTATTATGATGGAACAATAGATGAGGAAACTGAAAAATGTATGATTGTTGAAAAAGGAAATTTTTATGAAAAATGGTGTAAATTACTTGATGAATTATTGTCAAAAACTTTATCTATTGAAAAAGCAAAAATAAAGAAACCTGATGAAGTTAAAAATGATGAAACAAGTTATGTTGATAAATCTGATAAATCTCTTGATGATGTAACAGAATGAATCAATGATTTTTATAAAACAAATCTAATTAGATTTGTTTTATGATCTTTATAGTCTGACAAATTATTTAATTTTATTATTCAATCTTTTTACACAAAATTTCTTCATCTAATATCAAATATTTTTTAATTTTATTATATAATGAAAAAATAACGTTACATCTCAAATGAACATTAGATAATATATCATAAGTGTCATTTTTTATCATTGATATCACAATATCACCTTCATTACCAATCCATAATTTTTTCCAAACATCTCTCAAGAACATATTTGATAAAATTAGATTCGAATATTTTTTCATCAATTCAATGAACACAACATAAAAATCAAAAGAAGAACTCATCAAACAAATACCTGATTTACGAATCAATCGAAACATTTTCATGTCGCGTATCTTATAAAAATTAATTGTCTCAAATGGTGATTTTATAGTTTTGAATTCCAAACATTCAATTAACATCAAATTATCAAGTCGGATGAATATATCAGATCCACAATTGCTTAACCTTACATTTTCATTTCCAACTAAAATTGTCATTGAAACATTATTTAATACACTCAACACCAAACGAAAATCACATTTCATAATTTCATCAGACTTTTTTATCATGTATTTTTTATCATATTGTAATCGAAAATTACTTAATGAAATATGATAAAAAGAAAATTGACATCGCTTCATTATCTCAAATAATTGAATCAATTGAATAACAAGAAATGTCAATGAATCTTCATTGTGAACAACACCATGTATTTCTGATCCGATTTCTTTGGTTACAAAAGCAGTTTCTGAGTTACATCGAAACATGGTTAAATATGGTGAATATTGATATCCAAGATATTTATGACATATTTTTTCAAACATCCATGAAACTATACATTGACCAGTGACGACATCTGTAATTAAATATTTTAAACTAGAAACATAATCAGATTCACACTCTAAATATGGTTTCCATTTTGCATTGATAATCGATGTCAGTTCCATTGAATTATTCTGAACCTCAATGAAAGGAAAAACTTCAAATGTATTTATTTTAATAAATTTACCTTCATATTCTGATGCTTCAAGTTCATATTTATCTAAAATTTGATATTGTAAAATTACTATTCTATCAAGCAATGTACAAATAGCACATTTCTGTGAACAAGTTGGATCTCTTAATTTACACTCACATGAATCATCATTTGAAAACCATTGTGAATTCCATATTTCAAATAATTGACATGTTTTATTGATGTGAGAAACGAAACTTTGTTTTTCTGTTTCCCATCTTTCAAATATCTCTGTTGTTGATCGAGTTGAACAACAAGTGTCACAAGAATTATAATTAAAGATTTGTAAATCCATTTGATTTACAAATATAATCTATAATTGCTAATCCATCATAAGTTTTAATTAAAACTTATGATTATAATTCAAATAAAATTACGCTTCAATAGAACATATCCAGCAAATTTATTTAAATGTAAAGAAAAAGAAGAATCGTATATCCAAGACCATATTTTTTTCGGTAAAGGTAAATTTGACATGACCATCATTTTTTGTTCTGTGCATCGACCATGCAATTTAAAATTGACAGAGTCGACAAAAGATTGAAGTGAATCTGATGTTATTTTATTTATTTGATTTAACATTGTTGAAGTAAAAAAAGATCCAGATTTACTACTTTGAGATCTCTGATGATGATGCGTAGCTGATAGAACTAAAATTTCATTTCTCAGTGTTCCAAGAAAATCTGAATCAACTTTGTTTTGTAGTCGAAATGGTAACTTCAAACCACCACTGAAACAGCAGTCAAGTAAGAGAAATGTTTGACGATGAGGTATATAAGAAATAGAATTTAATAATTTCGTTAATGAAACGGTTTCATTCGATGGTAATTCAATGCCATTTTTTGTTCCATGACCAGTGTAATAAATAAAAAAATGAGACTTTGAATCAAATAACAATGATAATTTTTGTTTCATAGAATCAGAATCAAAAATAAAACAAATATTTGTTTCTGGTATCGAATGAAAGAACAACGAAGAAATATTTGTTACAACAGTTGTTTTGAATTTTAATTTGCAGTATTCATACATTTTTTCAATGTCATTAGCAATACCATGTATATATTGTTCAGATTCATATTGAAATCCAATCAGTATCGCAGTGTTCATCTGTTTGTTTGATACAAAGAAAATCAAATGACAACATATCAAAGTAGAATAACCAAAACAAATAAAATAACAAACATGTCGATTGAATGTTTTGATAATCTATCAAAAATAGGAGAAGGTTCTTATGGAATAGTTTATTCAATAAATTATCAGGGTAAAACACATGTTCTCAAAAGAAACATTGTTGAACAACGAATAGATTTTGCACGAAGTCTTCGAGAATTAGATTTATTAAATACATTATCTGATCATCCTCACATAATTTATTTACAAGATGTGATATTTACACCAGAAATATTATCAAAATATGAAATTCCTCATGATCACATTGACGACAATATACATTTTATCCTTGAAAAAGCAAACTACGATGGAAATCATTTTATTTCAGAATGTGAATATGAGTTATCTGATGTAACATGGATTATCACTCAATTATTATTGGTAACATCATATTTACATTCTCAAAATATAATCCATCGAGATATTAAACCAGGAAATATTTTATTTTTTGATAATAATAAAATTAAACTATGTGATTTTGGTATGTGTAGGTTAAAATCGAGTTTCCCTGGTTCACCAAGAATAGTTACACATTGGTATCGAGCACCAGAAATATGTGATGGTAAAGAATATGATCAAGAAATCGATGTGTGGTCAATTGGTTGTGTGTTTTATGAGTTTCTTGAACGTGAACCAATGATATCTGAAGAATCAGATAATAACATTAATATTTTGAATAAAATATCAGGTATACTAAGTGACAAAGAGAAATGGAAAAAAATGAAGCAATATTATGGAATTCAAGTTGTTTCTTTGCTCCAGTCAATGTTAGAATTAACCCCTAGTTTACGTCCTTCATGTTCAGAATTATTAAAGAATGAATTGTTTGATGAACACCGAGAATACATTACAAAAATACAAACTTCATATGAGAAACACCCATCGTATAAAATAAGATGTGAAAAATCAAAAGATAGAGATTTGATATTTGATACTGCAAAAATTTTATTAAAAAATAATTTGAAACATCGAATAGTAACACTCACACCTCGAGTTATTTTTTGTGCACTTGATGCATTTGATCGTTGTTGGATATTTGAAAAAAAATGGAATATATCTAGGTTTCTTTCTTTGATCTATATTTATATGAAATATCACAGTACATTTGATATTTGTCCAAGCTATGATAAATTTATCTTTCGTTTATCAGATTTAATTAAAATAACAAATGAACCAATGGAAAAAATAAAGGAATTTGAATGGAAAGTTATCTTTGAATATTTGAAAAAAAACATATATCGACCAACTTTATTTGATAGAATATTTTATAAAAAAGAAACATCACACTGGATTCAAATATGGAAAGTTATGAAGTGTTTTGATGAGGATGTGTTTCAAGAAGTAGATATTTTGGTGGTATCAGAGATATTGAATGAAGAGTTAAATAACTAATTTATCTGATTATTATTTGAAACTAAGAAATATATTTGATTAAATATCAAATATATTTTGAAATAAAACTTAAATGACTCACAAAAATTAATTCAAATCAAACAATCACATGCGATATCCTGAATTCACCATTGTCAAAATCCAGAAAATGAGAAGAATCAGTAACACCGTCAACCACGAATAACCCGATTGGAGAATCATTTATACATGTGATGAAAATGATACAACCAAAAAAGTTAAAATTCTCAAAGCTCCTTGGAAAAGGTAGTTTTGGTTCGGTTTACGAAGTTCAAATTTCAAAAAAAGAAAAAGTAGCTGTCAAATTGGTGCGTCCAAAAGAAAATAATTATGGTTTACCATCAATATTTGAGATTGATTGTTATTCAAGATTATCACATCCAGGTTTGATTTCTTCAATTGGACTTCAGGAACATCAAAACTCAATAGCAATTAAAATGCCAATAGCTGTTCAGTGTTTACAGAACATCGAATCAAATGAAAATATTTCAATTACATCAAGGATACATTACATGTATATTTTGTGTTCTGCATTGTCACATTTACATTTCAATCGAATCGTACATCACGATATTAAATCAACAAATATATTGATGTTAAATGATATACCAAAAATATCTGATTTTGGAGAATCACTTTTATTTTCTGATGAAACAACAAGAAAACGTGGGACAAAAAGTTATTGGGCACCTGAATTATTTGATTCTTCTGAAAAATCATATATTCGATTTGAATCAGATATTTGGTCACTTGGTATTGTTTTTCTTTATTTGATGTCTTATGGAAAAAAACTATTTACAACTGAATATTCAATTGAACATCAAATAAAATATTTATTTGATAAATCACGATATCGAATTACCATAGAAAGATATTGTGATAGAATTCCTCTTTCATTCTCATCAAAATGTATAGATTTTCTTTCTCATTTTCTATGTCCTTTATCGGAGAGATGGAACATCGATGAAATATTAAATCATGAATTATTTAACACATTTTCAAAGATATATGGAATAGATCTTTGTTTTTCGTATGTCCAATGTTGTTCATTAGAATTCATAACATATTCGTCTAGAGAATTATTGGAAATATGCAAAGATAAATATCCAACATATCCATTGATATTTTTATATACTGCATTTGATATTATGTATAGATTTCTATCGATTGAATTTTCCAATGATTTACCCAATTTATTTTCAACGTGTTGTACATTGTCTATGAAATATCATCAATGTCGACTTGAAGATATTTCATTGAATGAAGAAGAAAAAAAAAGAGAGATTAGAGTTGTACTTCGATTGAATGGAATTATATATGAAAATAGATTATATCGTTCGTGTGTTGATATTGATGATTGTGTGAAAAAAAGTCATATTTTGTTATCTCCATCTAAATATATGAATTTAATTATCGAAGATGGTTTTGGTCCGACAAAAAAAATCAATGTAATCGAATGGTGTTCAATGTTAGTATGATTAATTATATAAAACATATCAATGAAATATGTTTTATATTTTATTGTTGAACAAATCTACAAATTACTCTCATTTACCTAAAAATTCATTCAAATTAATTGGATCTGCTGACACTATCTTTTCTCTCGCTAAAACCAATTTGGGTAACTTAGGAACGACAATGGGTGTTATGTGACCAGATGGCAGTGGTGTTTCACGGATAGTTTCCACATTTGCTTCGGGCATAGGTCTTCCCTTTACTTCTTTCAATGTCAAAATATTTTCTTCAACTAATTGTGGTAATTGGTTACCCAATGAAATCACAGGTGATGCATCACTAATACCACTAGGTTCAGCGATAATCAACATACCTAATTTATCATCAGTAATGGATTCTTCTTCTAACATTTCATCTTCATTTTCTTCCATTCCATATTCATCGTCATCTTCATCACCATATGGTTTTGATTGTCTACCCAACATTGTAAAGATTTTATCTTTAGATATAGTTCCATACATTTCTTTGCTAAATTCATGCGCAGATATTTCTAATTTTGTTTTCTCTAATTCTTCTTCGTAACTTTCACTGATAGTTGGTTTACCATGTACATCAGCATATTTTGTTCCGATATAAGGCACTTTACCATAATAAATATAAGCTGAAGTACTTCCGATTTGTTCTGAATCACCAAAAGCTGCAGATTTCATCAATACATCCATTGCTTGTTCATGTGAAGCATGAGCCAAATTACTTGATCTTCGATTAGATTTCTTGCTGTATGAGATACTTCCTAATTTAGAGTTTTGAGCCATATAATCACCAACCAAAGTTATATTTCTTGGATTGACAAAACTACCACTGTTTTCAACAACAGCATTAATGGATAATTCAATGTGATTCTTTGCAGCTTCAATACCGAATGTTTGTGATACTTCTTCTGGGTGATTTGAGAATGTAAAATTTGGATCAACAAATGGATGTAACATCAAATCTCTTAGATTTGATCCATTTGTCATCAAATAATAATATCGAATCAATTGATCAAAATCATTTTCTTGACCAGATTTAAGTTTACCTGTCGTAATTAGTTCTTCTTTTTTTGTTTCGTTTTCTGTCTTTGCTTCGTTATACAAAATTCCAGGATCACGTCCATCAGGTGAAACAACCAATAGTTCTTTTTCTGAAGCTTCATATACCTCGCAATTAAGTGTGTTTAATAAATGAATCAATCTTTCAATTGGTACACCACGATATTTATTTGTTCTCCAATCGATAGTGATTGTCCATGCTCGATTCATTAGTTCCCTTGTTTTTTCATCTGTTTGTTCATTGATTTGATCAGATGAATAAGCATATGTCGATGAACGAACGATATCCCAAATCGAATGATATAATGGGTAAATCGCTCGAATCTTTGGGATTCCTTTAAGTATCATCTTATCTAATTCAGGTAAAACAACGTGATAAAGAAACATTGAACTTGAAGAATCAGTTGATTTGAATCCTCGCATAATCAATTCTCTTCGTGTTACGGTTTTATCGGGAAACACATCAATAATACCTGTACCAATCGGACCCGGATAACATATCGTCATACTCATTGATTCTATTTTTCTAGCAATGTCAGTTAATGTAACTCGATACGTATATAATCTTGTTGTATTGAAAAATAATCTCATAATTATATCTGAATCAGGTCTTGAGATTCCCATCACAGTTTCATAATCTTTGTGCCAATCAAAATATTCAAATTCATCAGCTGAACCAATGATGTAAGCATCAGTTTCTCGCAACAACATTCCAACATTGATTTCAACAAAAACCTTTCTTAAATCAAGTACATCACGATAAGTCATAAATTTATTCATCAAATGAACTCTACAATAAGGTGTTTTATATTCTTTGGATAAACCAAGGATTTGACGAAAAGAAGAAAACCCACCAGCCATAACATTTGCTGAACCAGCGTTGTGAAAAGTATTCAATTTTGCTTGTGTTAACAACTGACCGAATGTCTCTGCTGCAATGATACCAACCATAGTTCCTGGTGATACCAAAGTAGAAAAATAACGTTTCCAAAGAAGATATCTTGCTTGAGGTAACGCGTGTCGAACAAGTTTTAATACTCTCTCTTGTTTCATGTTGACAGATTTGAGAGTTTCTTCAAGTTTATTTTTTATTTGTTCTTGTCTCATCACACACTCGTTGTACTCTGCATACTGAACATATCCTAAATTTACATCAGGTATTCCTGATAATAAATAATCGATATCTTGTTGATTTAATGATTCAGGTTCACTCACAGGTAAATTATTGTAATATTCATCTAATTCATGTGGAGGTAAATCTGGATAAACTTCATTAATGAAATCTAAATGATATTCTGTTTTTGTTCGACTCTTTGATGTCAATAAATCAATCGGTGCGACAAACATCGTTTGTTTAGATTCAGAAACAGATTCGGTGTTCATTTTTTGGAATAGCAAAATTAACTTTCACTACAATTTTGCTATTCAATCTATTTATTTTTGAGCATTATTATATTACAATCGAAGTTAAGAATCTAGTAAAAACAAAAAAAGAAGAAAAGAATATTTGCTATTCAAAATATGTCAGTCTCTGTGTACATTCTCAATGATAATCCATTAGTCCCATCTACATCTGCAGAACAAGAAACAGCATCTGTGCGAGAGATTTTTAGTGATGAACTATTTTTAGTTAATGTAGTTTCACATGAGATACCTGAAGATCTATTGGTTGAAAATGAAAACATGACACATGAACAAATTATTGAAGAATATTTAGTGATGAAATGTTTGGATCATGCTTTTAATTCTGTACCGGATCAACATGTGTTGATTGTAAAATCTTCGTCAACAACAAACTTGGATTCAACAATGATTGCTGATCGAATTAATATTGCCATATCATTGTCTGATTGGGATTTATTTTATTTGTGTAAGTGGATGGATAAATGTCACTTGTACACAGATCCTAAAATGATAGTTGGAAAGAATACTCGTTATGTAAAAAGTATGGCACCACAAGGAATACAAGCGCTATTATTTAGTCCTGAAGGAAGAGATGTTGTTTTGGGAAAGAAAGAAAATAGAAATGGAAAGAAATTTATCTCAGGTAAAAAGTCACTTAGTTTGGCACTGAGTGAATCAATTTTAAATCGTGATTTGATAGCTCGCGTTTGTGTTCCAAACTTGATTGATTATAATGTTCTTTTAGCAACTAGAAATGAAGATTATTTGAAAACACAAGATTGTGAGGAACCACCAAAAATATCAGCACAAATTAGAATAGAAAGGGTACCATCTTGGATATATTTGTCAGGAAGTATACTGTTGATTCTGTTGGTTGTCATTTTCTTTGTTCGTGGTCGTAAAAAGAAAAGGAATGATTGGTAAATGAATCTGATTGGTAAATAAAATCATATCACATGATGTGATATGATTTATCACTGTTGGAGATTGGTGAACTATGAAGTTTCATTTTGAGATTGTTTATTTCCGATGTAAAAAAATAAAACAATCATTAGAAGAACCAATCCACCAAAAATCAATAACAATCTCATACCTTCATTTAAAGTTTGTGAGGGACATTCGAGTGCTCTTCGTTGTTCTTCGTTTGTCAAAGTGCTACAAACTAAAAATTTACGGATCGGATCGATTGTATTTGTTGTATGTTGCATTTTGTATGAAGAAAAGTTTTTGTTGTTGATTGAATCTATTGTATTTTTCTTTAAGTCAAAAGAATGAATATGTTCTTTTGTTTGAATTTTATTAATTGATATTTGATAATCATATCTCTATGTGAGAGATATGATTATAATTAAATGTGAATACAAACAGAATAAAAAGAAAAGATGATTTATGTTTTGATTAAAATCTCATTTGTTTGTGTTATATATTTTGTATTAACTCGTGTATTCTCAAAATATTTGAAGTATGTGATAATTTGAACAATGAATGAAATTTAAGATTTGAAATTTGAGTTTCTGATTTCATAACAATGATATAACTTGATTTATTTGTTTTGTTAATATTTCTGATTTAACTTGTATTCTCAAATATATTTGAAGATGAAATATATTTGAAGTATAGAATAATAATTTGAAAATCAATGAATGAGATTTGAGTTTCATCAATGAATGAATGAATGAGATTTGAGTTTCATCAATGAATGAATGAATGAGATTTGAGTTTCATCAATGAATGAATGAATGAAATTTACAAATCAATGAATGAATGAATGAGATTTACAAATCAATGAATGAATGAATGAATGAGATTTACAAATCAATGAATGAATGAATGAATGAGATTTACAAATCAATGAATGAATGAATGAGATTTACAAATCAATGAATGAATGAATGAGATTTACAAATCAATGAATGAGATTTGAGATTTACAAATCAATGAATGAGATTTGAGATTTACAAATCAATGAATGAATGAGATTTACAAATCAATGAATGAGATTTGAGATTTACAAATCAATGAATGAGATTTGAGATTTACAAATCAATGAATGAGATTTGAGATTTACAAATCAATGAATGAGATTTGAGATTCAAGTTTCAAACAATAATATAAATGAGTTTATATTATTGTTAATATTTCTGATTTAACTTGTATTCTCAAATATATTTGAAGATGAAATATATTTGAAGTATAGAATAATAATTTGAAAATCAATGAATGAGATGTAAGTTTCATCAATGAATGAATGAATGAGATGTAAGTTTCATCAATGAATGAATGAATGAGATTTGAGTTTCATCAATGAATGAATGAGATTTTGATTTCAAACAATCAATCAATGAATGAGATTTTGATTTCAAACAATCAATCAATGAATGAGATTTGAGATTCAAGTTTCAAACAATAATATAAATGAGTTTATATTATTGTTAATATTTCTGATTTAACTTGTATTCTCAAATATATTTGAAGATGAAATATATTTGAAGTATAGAATAATAATTTGAAAATCAATGAATGAGATGTAAGTTTCATCAATGAATGAATGAATGAGATTTGAGTTTCATCAATGAATGAATGAGATTTTGATTTCAAACAATCAATCAATGAATGAGATTTTGATTTCAAACAATCAATCAATGAATGAGATTTTGATTTCAAACAATCAATGAATGAGATTTTGATTTCAAACAATCAATCAATGAATGAGATTTTGATTTCAAACAATCAATGAATGAGATGTAAGTTTCTGATTTCAAACAATGATATAAATGAGTTTATATCATTGTTAATATTTCTGATTTAACTTGTATTCTCAAATATATTTTACATTCAAATATATTTGATGTGTAGAATAATAATTTGAAAATCAATGAATGAGATGTAAGTTTCTAATTTCAATCAATGATACAAACAAATATTTATGTTGTTAATATTTTTGATTTAAATTGCACTCCCAAATATATTTCAACTTCAAATCTCAAATTTAAAACATTTTCCAACATTCATTTAAGTATTCTACCTTTTAATTCTTTTAGTTTTGTATCAGGATTTTCTAACAAAATGAAAGAAAAAATGTATCGTAAAAACTACAAACTCACATAATAAGAACAGAAACAAAATGTCAACATCTCCGACACTTTTAATTCCTTCAGCATCAAATTACTCAAAACTTGATCATCGTACTCATATTTACAAGATTCCAGATACATATATTGGTTCTTGTTTAAAAACAGAACAATCTGGTGATCTTTACGATATTGAAACAAAAGTTATGAAAAATGGAACTTTTGATGTACCTCCAGGTATGAGAAGATTATGGATGGAAGTACTTTCAAATGCTGGTGATAACGCGATTCGATCTCGTTACGCCGGTATTTCCCCTGGTTCAATCATTGTTCAAATGGACGAAACCACAATGGTGATTCAAAATGAAGGACTACCAATCCCAACAGATATTCATCCTGAGGAAAACATTTATACACCATATATGATCTTCGGTCATCTACTTACTTCTTCGAACTTCAACACAGAAGTTGAAAGACTTGGATGTGGTCGAAACGGATATGGTGCGAAACTATGCAATATTTTTTCAAAATACTTCAAATTAGAAATTGGTAATTCATTATCAAAGAAATCTTATATTCAGGAATGGAGCAATAATATGCTTGATGTTACTGAACCAGAAGTTGAAGATTATGAAGGTGAATCATTCACACGAATTACTTTTACACTCGACTTTGAAAGGTTTGGTTATGAGAAATATCCAAAAGAAGCTTTTGAATTGATTGCTCGAGATTTAGTTAATTGTAGTATGACATGCAAAGTTCCAATAATTTTTAATCAAACTGAAATTAATTATCAAGATCTTATTTCTTATTCGAAGCTTTATTTGCCAATGTATTCAAAGGGTGAATCTGAAGTGCGTCATCTCTTTTACGAAGAAAAAACACGTGACGATAAACCTTTTATTGAACTTTGTGCACTTGACACACCTGATTGTGGTCGATTCATTGCTTTTGTTAATGGTATTTACACAATCGATGGAGGTGTTCATGTTGAAGCAACTTATAAAATATTATCGAAACATATTCTTGGAACAATTTATGAAAGAAATTCAAAGAATAAAAAAGATGTGCCTCGTGTTTTGAATCTCAAAGATATCAAAAATCACGTAACATTAATTCTTAATTATCACCTACCAAATCCTGAGTTTGCGAATCAAACGAAGAATCGATTGGATAAACCTGAACCTAAATTTGACATTCCAGAAAACATTTGGCAACAGATGTTTTCTTGGGATTTGATTCATAGACTTTATGCAGCTATTGATGCAAAGAATTTTAATCAATTAAGAAAAACAGATGGTAAATTCCGTCGCCATTTAGGATCTGATGTACCTGGACGAGATGCGAATCTTGCTGGTACAAAAGAATCCTCAGAATGCACTCTATGTGTAGTCGAAGGTAAATCAGCGTCGAAATATGCTGATTCGTTTGTCAGTAACATTTCAAATGGCAGAGATTATTATGGTGTTATTCCCTTTCGAGGAAAACCACCAAATGTAATGAACATTGAAGATTTAAATAAATTATATGAGAATCGAGAATACTCAACATTAAAGAAAATGCTTGGATTAACAGAGAAAATGGATTATACAATTGAAGAAAATGTAGCCACATTGCGCTACGGAACACTGATGATTCTTGCAGATTCAGATGACGATGGTAAACACATCGTTGGTTTGATTCTTAACATGATTTATTGTCAGTTTCCTTCTTTACTTCAAATTGGATATGTTAAATTTCAGAGAACACCAATTATTCGTGTATACAAAGGAAAAGAAAGTCATAATTTTTATCTTCAAAATGAGTATCTCAAGTGGTATTCGAATGTTTCTGATCCGAAAAAATGGAAAGTTGAATATTACAAAGGACTTGGAAGCTCATCAGATGCTGAAATTGAAGATGATTTTAAACATCCTCATTATGTTCTTTGTGTTTTTGATGACACAGCAACAGAATCACTCAAACTTGCATTTGATCCTAAATTTGTTTCAAAAAGAAAAGAATGGTTATGTCGTTGGAACGAACATCTGAAAAGCGATGAAATTAAAATGATTGGTTATTCAGAAATCAATCGAAGTGATTCTGTTACAAATGAAAATCTTGCAATTACTAATTTTATTAATCGTGAGTTCATCGATTATCCAATGAAAAACTTACATCGTTCGATTCCTTGTTTGATTGATGGGTTCAAAGAATCACAAAGAAAAGTTCTTTGGGCTGCAATTTCGTTAAATATTGTTGGAAAAACAAATTTGGAAGCGGCTGCAAATAAAATTAAAGCTGAATCAAACTATCATCATGGTGGTCAATGTTTATCTGACACTATTACTAAAATGGCTCAAAAGTTTGTAGGAACAAATAATTTGCCTTATTTTCGTGACATTGGTCAATTTGGTTCGAGAGAACAAGGACCCGATGATGCAGCAGCAGCTCGTTATATTTCTATTGCTTTGTCATGGTGGATCCCATATGTATATCGTAAAGAAGATAGTCATTTATTGAATTATCACATTGATGAAGGAAAACAAGTTGAACCAATAACTTTCCTTCCTATCATTCCAATGGGATTAATCAATGGTTTTAATGGTATCGCAACAGGTCATTCTACATATGGTCCAAATCATTCACCATTAGCAGTTATTAATTGGATTCGAGCAAAATTAAACAATGAACCTTTACCGAAATTTAAACCTTGGTATCGAGGTTTCTATGGCACAATTGATGTTGTTGAAAAAAAGAAGAAAGTGATCCGAGATCCGAATGAAAAACTCATTCCAGTCGACCTTGAAGCACAAACATTTATGGGTGATGAAAAAGTCGGTGATGAACCTGATGAAGATATTCCAATCGAAGAACCAAAATATACAATGGTAACTGTTGGAAAATATCACTTTGAAAATGATGGAAAAACACTGGTTGTAACAGAGTTACCTGTTGGGCGTTGGACCTCAAGGTATCATAAGTGGCTTGAAATTCTAATTGAAAATAGAAAAATAAAAGATTTTAAAGATCGATCAACAAAAGAAAGAGTGAGATTTGAAATCACCGGGTTTCAAAGACCATCACATGTTACACTGCAATTGATTCGATCATACGGTATGACAAACATGGTTCTACTTACTCCAGAAATACATCCAAGTCCAAAGAGATACACTTCAACAACAGAAATACTCGAAGATTACTTTGAATATAGATTTCCGTTCTATGAAAAACGAAAGAATTATTTGATTCAATCATTGAAACAAGAACTACAAACATACTTTGATAAAATCAATATAGTAATTGCATTCAAAGAAAAAAGACTTAATTTGGATCAAAGTGATGAAGATATTCAAGCACAAGCAGCTGAACAAAAACTCAATTATGATTTGATTGATTCAATTCGACTCGGTCAATTAAAGAAAACATCTGTTGAAAAACTTCAACTATTAATTGAAAAATGTGAATCAAAGATAAACGAACTGAATTTAATTTCAGGTAAAGAACTTTGGTTGAGTGATTTGGATGAATTCGAAAAAGAATATAGGAAACACTACAAGGACTATGAGATGTAAATAAACATTCAAATTTGATAAAATTGTTATCAAATTTGACAATCACAAAATTCGTTATATATAAATGGAAATATCTGCAAAAAGGGTTTACACATATGCTTCTGTTCCAACATTTATCTGTGCAATATTATTTTTTCTTGCTGTGTTCTTCTTTCATGCTGAATCACTAAAAATAATTATTGCATTATCACTATTGTTTTTCTTTTTTGTTCATCAAATATGTATCCCATTATATTTGTATAATAATTTATTCGATCAAATTGGATACATTTTTAGTTTGATTACTTTAATTTTACTTGCAGGTTATGGATATTGTAAAATTAAAATCGTAGGATTAATTGCTTCAATAGCTGTAATAATATGTATAGGATTTACATATTATTTTAATGTGGGTATTGTTGGATATAGCAGTTATTCTCCAAGAGCATTGATCGCTCCTCTATTTTTAGTTGGAGCTTATTATATGTTATTTTTATTCAATAGTGTTATGTTCACCAGATTATTTCGTGCTATTGCTGTTTTAGTAGGATTTTTAATTTTATTTACTATTTTAGTTTTAGTTTACTTTGATTATATGGACAGAGCTTATTTGAGATCAACTGTTTCATTCGTAACAGCGATTATATGGAGTATGTCTCTTTGGTATATGTGGTGGGACATAAGATCCGTTTTTTTAACTCAGTTTCTCATGGTTCTTGTTGGGTTATTCGGTTTAATTGTTTCTGCTTTGGTTATTCGTTGGTATGGAGGAAAATCATATGAAATAACTATTTGATAGAGAAACCCAATGTAACTAATTAAATTTTATGATAAAAGACAATAACAATAACATAATTGTTTAATTTAAGTTGAACCAAAATGAAAAAAGTCAAATAACATAAAATCAATGTACTGTTACTATTTCATTTTAGGAATTCTAATTTTACTTTGGCTGTTTCCTTATTTTGATCAAGGATCAGTTCAACAAACAACATTGTATCTATCAAGTTTTGTTCTATTAATTTTACTTTGTTATTTTGTGTCACATACGAATAACAGACAATTAGAAACTTTTATTTTTTATCTTTTACCATTACCTTTGTTTTCATCAATATGTGTCTCTGATTATTTATGGTTGTTTCAAGTTTGTTATTTAATTTTTTGTTTTATCCTATCAAAAAGGAACGATTCTATTGTTTCACCAAAAATATCTGCTGATTTTGGTGAAGTAGATTGTAACAGAGAACATATATCAAATTTAGTTCGGTCAGAATCTATCATAGTTATAAGTGATAATGAAGAAAAATTAGAATATGAAGAAGATGAAATTGAGAATGAAATTGAGAACATCAATGAAGAAAATGATCGTTCGTTCGAACAATTAGATAAACCTGAACAACCATTGAAAAGAGATGAATATAATTTAATTAGTGAAGTAATACCAGAAAATAATAATTTGAATGTCTCTGTTTTACCTGAAAACAATGAAGAACATCTTCGTTCTTTGATTATAAAGAATGAATCGATAGAACCGAATAATAATACAGATCAAAAACAAGAATCAACTCAAACATCCCCAAGAGAAAAGCAAGAAATAATACATGATAATGTAATTGATCTTGATAAAATTGATGAACTTATGAATTCAAATTTAGATGAGATGGTTATTTTTGATGCACTTCAAATGTCACCAACAATAAAAAAGAAATAAAGATTCTCTATTCATATTCAACAATAAACTATTATTTATTATATTTGAATTTATCAAATATAATAACTCTATTTGATCAAACAAATAAAATATTAAAACCTGAATATAATTACCAATAATATCAAAATAATAACTAATATAATTGTTATCCACATTATTACTCCGTTATTCTCAGGTTCTTCATTTGCAATGTAACGGATGCTCGATTCAACTCTATCTAATGATTCAACAGTACCACTACTCGATGCAACCAATGATATTTTAAATATCAGAACTCCATCATCCGTCGTAAATACAACAGGTTCGTTTTCTCTTTGTAATAAACGAATGAGAGAAGAATATTTTGATTGACCCTCAAGAAGAAATGAATAAGGTTCATTTCTTAGTTCTAACATTTGAATTGGATCATTCCTTGATTCATTTCGAACAGCAAGATATCTTCCTTCTCTTCTTAATTTTAGTGTATTGTTCTCATAAACTATATTAAATTGTAAAGCTTCATCTTCTGATATCTTTCGAAATGTAAATGTTTGATCCAAATAACAAATCACGTCATCATCATATTTTGTTGACACAATGACATGATCGTTGGTCCGAAACGTGGTTCTTGAAGCCCCGGGCATTTTTGAACAACAGAAGAAAAACTTTGAATCACATCATGAAAAACATTATTATATTTTTACGACAAGATCAAAATGGAAGAATCACGTAAACATTTATTATCTTCGTTGTCACCTCGGAGATCAAAGAAGTTATATTCTATTGTTGGAGTTTCAAATGAAGAAGAATTGCTTCAAACACCTGAAACAAACATTGAAAAAGCATTGGTGTCATGCAAGGATCTACCCATTGAATCTTGCGCATCAATGATAGGTATGAGAATACCGAAATTTGCGACAGACAGTAAAGAATATTTTCTTCAATCTGTCTCTGACTATAAGAATGTAGATTTTAATTGCACAGATATTTCGACACCTGAGAGATGCACAGACGATGTTCTATTGAAAAAATATCCAATTGTGTTCTCAAGTAGACAACAATTACTTTCTTACATTTCAACATCAAATATGAAACAATTCTTTATTTCACTTTCTTCATCTTGTGATTCAAAAGAAGTTTCATTTGGTACACCAGAATCATACTCTTGCATTCATATTGGATCTCTGATAAATCAAATAAAAGAATCACAAGAAACTCATATCGGAGTTCAAATTGTCATTGATGGAGAGATACTAACAAAAAGTCATATTCAGCAATTAATCACAGTATGCTCGGAGAATCCACTGTATGTTTCGTATGTTGAATCTATCAATGAAATTCTATTTATTTTTGATTTTGATACTGAATATCGCAATGCAATGGTATCAGCATATGAATCATTAAATTTATTTTCTCAACAATTATTCATTTCGTTCTTGAGAGATATCTTATACTTTTTATCTAGTGATATTTCTCCATTATTATATTGCAATAATTTACAAGTGAGACTCGGACAGTTTTCTGGTAACACATGTATTTTGTTTCATAGTCTTCGATTGATTGATGTTTTTGTTGGGTTACCAATGAAAAGATATTTATATCAAGATATATATGCAATGCTCGCGCATAAAAATACAGATAAAAATCAAATTGTTTCTTCGATATCACACTATTTAACTTTGTTTGTCAATGAATAAGTTTCGTATCATTGATCGATAAAACAACGTGATGAAATTAATTTATTTATTTGTTTATCTGATATTATTCTCACTCTACAAATAAATAAATTTGTTATATGTGTTGAATTATCAATGGTATTTGATAATTCAGAATTAACAAAAATCAAACTAGTTTTTTCTGTTGTCGAAAAAAAATGAGTGACAGAGGTATGATATCTGAAAACCAATTTCTTTTCGACATCAATGTTTTACCTGCAACGCTAAGAAATGGTTTTTCATTCAAAGTTGATGAATCCTCATATGAAGACTACAAAACAATGTTTGAGAATCTAAGACTTTTTCTCACTGGACAAGTTAATAAAATTACGAGTTATTCTTTTCTTTGGATGTATGAACACTTAAATTTAATTGACGTTGCTTCTGTTTCACTTGGTTCGTTGACAAATACTCGTGAAACCTTTGATTATGCGATAACTTATGGATTACCAAAAGTTGCTTCGCATCTCTTCGAACAAAAAGTTATGACTAGCGATCCGCAATTTTCGAACAAACGATCAAAAGCAGCTATTGAATATCTGACAAATGTGAGTAATATGACTGAAACAACAGCACAAAATGTTAAAAATCAAAGTTTAGCTACAACATTTAAGAATCATAAAGTATCACATCTCGAAAGCTTGGATGGAAATGTTGGATGTGATGGACTTACTTTGAATTATAAATCAGAATATGGTGGTACTCAATGTTGTGCTTTTTTGCATTCAGAACGTAGATTCACGGCTCTTCGAGTGGACTTTGGGTTGTCAAAATGCGAAATCTCAATCATTGTTAATGGAAGAGAACAAAAAATAAGACGTGAAGAATCGTATCTCGGACCACCTGATATTAATACAATTGAACCTGCAGTAACTGCAAAAATCATTCTCACACCATTCGATGAAAATGAAGCAACTGTTTTTATTTGTCCATTGTATGATGAAAATGAAATTGAAATGAAATAAAGTTCTTAGTTAATTAAATGAACAAATAATAATCAAAGTTTGTGTAGAAAAATGAGTCTAAGTTACAATCAAATTATCGAACAACGAGAACTTGGAAATATTGTCATTGAACCTTTCAATGAATCACAAGTAAATCCAAATTCATATAACGTGCAAATTGGATCATCTTATTACATTGCAACATCAGATCAAACAGTGTATCTTGGAAATAAGAAATCAATCAGGGATCTTTGGACAGAAGCAGTTGAAGCGAGAGTTCCAACATATGATGAAATCAAACAACATAACATTCCTTTGAATACAAAAGTAATTGAGTTTTTTCCATACCAAACATTGATGTGTTATACAAATGAGTTTATTGGAGCAAAAAGAAATTATTCAACTCGAATGTATGGTCGTTCAACAATGGCAAGAGCTGGAATCATTGTTGGAATTGGTGGATTTGGAGACACTGGGTTTTACAACAGATGGGGGATCATTATGAAAAATACGACTGGTAATACTTTGTTATTGCCAGTTGGATTGTGTGTGGCTCAAATTGAATTTTTTCCAGTCACAGCAATTGATGACACAAAATCAAATGAAAAAACTGATGCAACAGAGAGATACACAACAAAAGGAAATTATCAAACTGTTGATGATCTCACTGAACTTATGAAAAACTGGGACGTGAGTTCTTTGTTACCAAAAAAGTGAATCTAGTGATATTAATTGATAAATAAAGTTTAATTATTAACATCATAAAAAATCATATATTATATGATTTTTTATTTGAGTTCTCTACGATAAAGAATAAAATATTTTATTTTTTACTCTTTTTCTTATGTTTGTTCTTCTTATTCTTGCGATCACAGTGTGACTTTGATTTACAAGATGATGAAAGATCACTGCTATCAGAGCAACTTGATGAGCCCTCACAAGAGATTGAACAATCAGAAGAACTTGAAGAGCAAGACTTCTTGCATTTACTTGAAGAACTTGAAGAGCAAGACTTCTTGCATTTACTTGAAGAACTTGAAGAGCAAGAACTTTCATCAGAGCAACATGATGAACTATCATCACAGCACCCTGAAAATGATGTCGATGAACAATCCATCCATTTACAAAACATCTGAAGATCAAGTTTGGTTGTTTTGTACAAATCATAAACGACGGATTCAACAATGGCAGTCATATTAAGATTTTCTGTGCATGGGAACTTACAAAGGAATTTCTGTGTCAAGAATGAGGGAACTGACACGAGAATACCTTCTCGGAGACGAAGAAGAATAGGGTTGTGGACCATTTTTTATATATCAATAAAATCTTTTTTCAAAAAGATTTCATTCTATTAGTTATTTGATAGGATATTTTATAATTTATTATCAAATAAATATTAAAGTATTTTTAATTTGGTTAATTTTGAATAAAATACTTTAATATTTATTTGATAATAAATTATTTTTAGTATTTTACGAATAAAACTTAGTTATCAATCGAAACATACATCACATACATTGGTGCTTTGAATGGAACTTCAAGCTTTGTTCCAGGTCTGTGAATATAATATGTGGACGGAGAAGATTGAAGTATACGAGGTACATCGATGTCACGGAATGCTCTTAATGAATAAATACCAATAAGTTTCCCATCATTTATAATGTGTCTAGGAACAAAAGTTATTTTCTTTTCTGAACTATTATATACAGTCAATGATTGATCTGTTTTATCATTGAACCAAACAGGAGAATCTGGTTTTATTTGATTTGCAAAGAGAAAAACTCTGTCGTCAAATCTAGGTCTCAATCCTTTTTTCATTAATAATTCATAATTACCTGATTTCGAGAAGGCCATGTTTCTCCTTGTTACAACATCATCAATTAATAATGTACATGTTCTAGTTTCAGAAAATTGTGTAGGCCAAAGGACACCACGACAATCAGTGTTATCATCACAATGATCTGTACAAGACATGTTACTATTATCATTATCAAATGATAAGTTTGATACAGTTACATCTCTTGAATCTGATGGAACTAATAATTTTTTATCATCCAAATATCCAACAACATAATATTTTGAATGGAACGATTCTTTATCACATTCAGATCCGTAATAAGGTGTACGACAAACACAATTAGATCCATTCCAGTATCTCTGATCAAGAGACACATCGGTTTCACATGTTTCTTCGTTCAAAAACGAAGAACCATTATTGTCATATTTTCTACCGTTTGTTGAACCTGTTTCAAAGTTTGGATATGGATCTTTCTCTATTGTTTTTCTATGTTTCCAAACAATATATGTAGTGGCTAACGCAAACAAAAGAACAAATAGAATTACAAACACAAACCAATCCATTTTGTCCTATTATAATTTTCTTTCGTCAAATTAATTAAGAATTCAAAACAGATACTTGATAATGTTCAAGTTGATCTCGTATGAACGAAGGAATCGTATCGTGAGATACCCAATAAGGCACAGTTAATAAGAAAACACCATTTTCATCACACATTCTCCTTTTGAAATCATCTCTTCTTATTTGATTTTCAAATGCTATTCTTGTTTGTTTTGTAAAATTAGGCCATCGATAATGCTGTTCCCCATTGTATTCTGCAGCTATTTTTAATTCTTCATTATAACAATCTAATTCAAGTGGATAATTAGTTTCAGGATTTCGGAGAAAAACAGGTCGAGATTTAGAAAAAGTTTTATTAAATATTTGTTCAAGTGTTTGACAAACCAATCTTTCGCCAATACTTTTTCTTGGTATTCTTCGTCTATTAACTTGAGATATTTGAACATTATTTTGGATTGGTTGTTCTGCTTCTTGCTCTTGATTTTGATCGAGATTTTCAAGATTTTCAAGATTTTCAAGATTTTCAAGTTCACTTTCAGAAGGTTGTCCAGGTTCTTCATCATAAACTACATCATCAGTTACTTGATCAGTGTTATATCTTCGAAGTAAATACAAAATAAGAAAAAGAAATAAAATAAACACAATTGTAAAACTCAACCCTTGACGAAAGATAAGGTTAATCATTTTCAATGAAAAAAGAGATTATATATTGAATAATTCAATATATAATCGTGATCCAACAACTAATTTTTAATATTCATCACTCGAACTAATTTTAATTTAATTAAAATGATAGCATTGGTTTTAACTTCAATGATTTTAGTTGCAATCATGTTGATAATCATATTGTTTTTTGTTAATCGAAGAAGTATCCCAGAAACAAGTCCACCGAGTAGGTCTTTTTTCACACCCATTGTCACACAGAAAAACATTGAACAAAAAACGAAGGAAATAATGTTTGATCAAAATAATAATGATGTTCCTCTTTGGACAACAGATGAAAAAAAATCTTTTCTTTCAATGTGTTCATCAGATAATCAATGTGCATCTACAAGTTTATGTTTACAAAATAAATGTCAATTTAAATCTGATGTTCGTATGGTGTTTCCACATGGAAGTGTAGTTTGGTTTGAAAAAAATAAATTTGAAACAAAGGTTGTGCCAGAGTTCATTGTGGAACCTAAAGAAGTTATTTATATTCAACCATTTTATTATTTCCTTGGAAACAATGATATTTTATATTTATCTTTGAATGATGAATGGAGACCAATGTGTTCAAATGTTTATGGTGTTTATGTTGATTCAACTTCATTATATATCGTGTGTTTTGATGGGATATATGCAGTCAATGGAAATAAAAAATATTTTGTAACAGGTAATTCTGATATGTATACTCAAATGAGTACATTAGATGTTTTCTCTGATGAAAAGCATATTTATTGGGAAAATTTAAAGTTTGAAGGGTCAAACCCAATCAAATTTAATGATAAGTTGTATTATTTGCATGATAAAAAATGGAGGTATCGTAAGATTGACAAATCAAATGAAAATAATAGTGAAACAGATGATAAAATAATTGATGTGATTTATCTTGAAACCCCTGATCCATTATACGTCAATAAAAATGGCTTGTGGATTTTAGCTTCAAATGTTTCACAAAGAGAAATTAATAATGCAATTATAGATTTACCATTCACATCAAATATTTTATTATTGGTGACACCAAGGACATTTTTTGTTCCTGCTGTGATTCCTTCAAATATGAAATTCATTAAATCAAATGATGATATAATTCGTTTTTATCGAATATAATTCATAAAATGAAAGAAAAAACCTAAATTTTTTACATAGTAAACAATGGCATCAACAATTCGAACATTGCTTCTTTTGTCAATTGAAAACTATGAAAATAAAAAATTTAAGAATTATCTTCTCCAAGTTCCACTTTCACAAATGGAAACAATAACATTTAATTTATTGTTGTCAGAATTAATAACTGAATGTAGTAGAGTTAGAAATGACGAAGCATTAAAAATCATACTTGATGTTTTTAGTTCTGAACTTGACTCAATATCAATATATGCAAGAATATTTTATTTGAATTTAACTGAAAAAGAATTTAGTTTTATTCTTGAAACAATTGAAGATATTTCATATATTGAAATTGCAACGGAAATCATTGATGTTGTTTTTACAGATGAAGTATTTATTATGTTAGACAACCTTGATTCTTCTTTTTTTCCTAATTCATCATTGAACGGAAGAAAAGAATTGTATGATGAATGTCTCGAAATTATTCGAAAGAATCCAACTTTTAATGTTAATGCTGAAAAGTTTTTTTTGGTGAGAAAATCTCAAGTTTCGGGGTATGCGAATATACCTGAATGGATAGTCAATGAAATGGAAAAAATACCTTCATTTGATAAAATACAAATTGAAGTACCTGAAGTAAAAATGAGAAATGAAACAAAAATAGATGAAATATTTGATGTGATTACAGGTTTACCAAATGGAGTTGATTTTTCTATATTTCAAGAATCTGATAAAAGAATGCGTAACTATTTAGAATCACTTGAAGAAGATGATTTAATTGAACTTCATCATCGTATCGATACGATTCAACTAAGATATTCCCTGAGTGATTCATTGTCACATTTTCGTGTTTATGGACCTGTTCATAAATTAATCGGAATGGAACTAACTGGAGAATATGAATGTACTAAATTTGGTGGTTGTCGCATGTTAACTTGCTTGTGTTTTACTGGAATTGATTATGAAACAGGTGTTGAGGATCCTGATGCTGATTGGTTTACAGGTTATTGTAGAAAATGTAGAGATAAAATAAGAAGAAAATGTCATGCAGTTAGGTTTCCTCTGACACACGGTGGTTGGGAAGGATGTTTTTGTTCAATCGAATGTATGCGTGATTCGATTACTGAACCTGATCTAATTTTGATTGAAAATATTAGTGCGTTAGAGGGTAAATTGATGAAAAATGGAATACAAGATAGAATTTGATTTTTAATTTTATTTATATTGTCAATTGTTATTTGTGTCGAACAATATAATTTTATTTGTTGTGATAGTGATATATTGTGATTTAAACTCATTTGTTTCGATCAAATATATCTGATAAATATTTAGAAACACAATGAGAAACAAATAATATCTGATGTATTTGATTCCAACAAATAATTTTTGATGTATTTGATTCCAACAAATAATATCTGATGTATTTGATTCCAACAAATAATATCTGATGTATTTGATTCCAACAAATAATATCTGATGTATTTGATTCCAACAAATAATATCAAATATATTCAATTGAATATATTTGATTCCAACAAATAAAATTATATTGTGTGTCTATTTTCTCTTATTATTCTTTTTCTTCTTTTTTCTTTTCTTGTTGGTTGTTTGTTTAACTTCGTTTTCTTGTGATTCTATTTTTGAATCTTCTGTTTCTGTGTGAAAAAATTCATTTGAATGATCTTGCTTTATTTCAATAACCTGTTCTTCTTGTATCTGTGAGTTTTCATTGGTTGTATGTTCATAATCAACATGTGAACTTTCATTTGAAACGTTTGGGTCATTTTCAATGATTGAAGTTTCAATGTTTTCTATTTGTATTTCTGAATCAATATGAGAATATTCCGATGTTTCATCCGGAAGAAAATATTCATTCAATGAATTTTCATAATTATAATCTGATGAATTTTGTGTTTCATTTTCAATAATCAAATCATCTTTTATTCGTTGTTCAACTTCAGGTTCTTCAGGTTCAACTTCAGGTTCTTCAGGTTCAACTTCAGGTTCTTCAGGTTCAACTTCAGGTTCTTCAGGTTCAACTTCAGGTTCTTCAGGTTCAACTTCAGGTTCTTCAGGTTCAACTTCAGGTTCTTCAGGTTCAACTTCAGGTTCTTCAGGTTCAACTTCAGGTTCTTCAGGTTCAACTTCAGGTTCTTCAGGTTCTTCAGGTTCTTCAGGTTCAACTTCAGGTTCTTCAGGTTCTTCAGGTTCAACTTCAGGTTCTTCAGGTTCTTCAGGTTCTTCAGGTTCTTCAGGTTCTTCAGGTTCTTCAGGTTCAACTTCAGGTTCTTCAGGTTCAACTTCAGGTTCAACTTCAAGTTCTTCAGGTTCAACTTCAGGTTCTTCAGGTTCAACTTCAAGTTCTTCAGGTTCAACTTCAGGTTCTTCAGGTTCAACTTCAGGTTCAACTTCAGGTTCTTCAAGTTCAACTTCAGGTTCTTCAGGTTCAACTTCAGGTTCAACTTCAGGTTCTTCAAGTTCTTCAGGTTCAACTTCAGGTTCTTCAAGTTCTTCAGGTTCATTCACATCTTTATTTGATTGTTCATCGATAAGGTCTGAAGAAGAACCTTGAGTGTTTCCGGTTTTAATTTCAATGTCATTGGATTCATTCCCATTTGATTTCCCTGATTCATCACTCTCATTCCACCCTGAACCTGAGATAACATCTGAGAGTTTATCCCAGTCCCATGTGATACTCGTGTTAAGTTTTTCATTTGATTCAACTGTGTTTCTTTCTGTTTCATCAGTTGTTCCAATTGTATTTTCTGATTTTGTTCCAATTGTATCTTCTGATTTTGTTCCAATTGCACTTGTTGATAAATCTGTTTCAATTGATTTATTCTCATGTTTGTTTTCATTTCTTCTTTCTTTCCGATCATCTCCCGTTGTTTCATCAGGATAGGTTGATATGAGATTTTCTTCTTCAGATTTCTTTGTTTCTTTTTCGAACACATCCCCGACTGTTCTGTCAATATATCCGCCACTGGTTGTACATTCAATTCTTTTATCCGGCATGGTGATATCTCCCGAAGTGTTTTTGGAGATATTCTCTGAAGCTCCATGTGCTTCAGATGTCTCACACATGGTGTTCGGTGTGATTTTACTTTTGAACAACTTGTGCTCGTCTCCGATGAAGACGGACTGCAAGTTTTTTTCTGAACCATCGTTGAGCTCGAGTAGCTCGTGCTCGTCTCTGAATCGCTTGAACTCGAGAACGGACTCCCTGATCCTTGGCTCGAGAACGTCGCTGATATTTTCTCTTTTTGTCTCATTCTCTTTGACACCAAAGGTTGTTTCCCTCGCTGAAGCACTTTCTGTTTCTGTCTGTTCTCGCACACTTTCTGTTTTTCCTTGTGATCCTTCATTTCCTATTTTATCTCCAGAGAAATCATTTCTCCGATTTTTGTTTATAACGTTTCCCATGCTGTCGTCTTTTATTACGTCAATAAAAGTTTTATCGGTTATTTGATCACCTGATTTTCTACTGGTTAAGTCTATAGAATTATTTTCAGTTTCATCAACAGGTATATATACAATATTACCAGAATAATTATAACTCATGATTCCGTGATCATCCCAATAAATATTTTGTTTAACATTATCGATATGTGTTTCTTCTTCATATTTTATGTCATCACTAGAATCAGATTCACAAAGAGATTCACCACATTTTTTACACAACATATTTGAGTTTTCATTCACTTTCTTTTCGTCTTGAATAACATTTCTCTCTTCGAGTTGTTTTCCATTTGAATCAAAATATTCATTGTTAAATTGCATCAAAGCTTGTTCTCTTTGATCTTCAGTATATTTTATTTGATTTTCTGATTTCAAATTCAATGAACAAAATAACGTACTTGAACTTACAAAAATATTTGAATAACCAGTTTGTTTAGCAATTAAATCACGATATGAAATTGCTTCACTGATCAAAGAAAAAGAACCATGAAACTTTATCCAAACAGAACTATTCGATGAGAGATAGAAATATGAATAAACCCAATAGTTTTGTTTCAATGGAAATGAGACTCTTTCGAGTGCTTCAGCAACATTGATTTTTGGGATATTCATTTTCACTTATTTCTTTTGTTTTTCTCATATTTATTTATTTTATCTTTGATATAATTTGATTCATTGTAATCTCATTATATCAAAGATAAATTTGAAACAAAAAATGATTGTTCCTCTTTTCTGTTGTTGATTAAAAAAGATTGAAGTATAAAACAAATTCTTCAGAATATGATTCCAGAAATATGCAAACAAATTATTGGGTCACAGTATCCAGATATTTTATCTTCATATCTCGAGTACAGTGATGTACTTTCATTAGATAAAGAAGGAAATATACTTGAATCATTAATCAAGAAACAATCAAAGAAATCAGATGAACCTATTGGTAATATTTTAACGATCAATGAAATCAGTTCGATTCTAAGTGAATTGCCAATGGAAAATAAAGAAAAAGAAATTATTGAATCACCGTCTGTATACTTATTAATCAAAGTTTTTTTCAACAATGAAAAAATAACATCTGATAATTTTGATTTATCTATTTTATCAAAGAGACCAAGAGGTGATGTTTATTGTTATCGATTCTCTGACTCTCAATGTGTCTGTGTTTCAAGAACATTTGGTTATTCAATTGAAAAATCAGGTTTATTTTTTCGAGAAGAAAATGGATATTGTTGTGTTATGAATCGATCAAGATCAGATGCTCATAAAAAAGCAGTTGAAATGCATAGATTTGAAAAGAAAAATGTTCAACTTTTTGTTGGATTCGATTCAACTTTAATCACTGTTTCTTGGTTTCTTGGTAAACTTTGGATTGGAACTCATAAAAAAATTGATGGTAAATCTTCTTTTTTTCGAACTCAATCAAGGAAAATAGAGATAATGTATGATGAATACGGTGGACCAACTGCAGAACAATTATTTGATACATCAAAGGATTTTGCAGATTTATGTCACATTTATGTTTTAATTGATCCATGTAACCAAGTTGCTTCTAGGACAACCCAAGTTGGAATCATGTATCTTGGATCACTTCCAACATCATCATTTGATTCCAATATTGGTTCAAAAGTTCCAACAGAATATTTTTCAAAACCTAAGGTGGATTGTATTCAATCGTTTCAACATGAAATTAATGTTGATGAAGCAAATCATGTTTTAAAATATGGTTATAAGGAATCTATTTCTAATGTATCGTCGATACAAAGAAATGGAGGTTTTGTATTTGCTAAACTTCAAACAAATAATGGAATTATGATTTATAAGGTATTATCTCCTTCTTACATTTTAAGAAGAAATATTCGGGGTAATTATCCGAATCCAATAGTCAGTTATTTTAAGCTAGTTCATAACGCATATTATATGTCACCAGATGAATATATGAGATATTATGTCGTATTTGAACCAAAAACAAAAGAAGAAATATACTCTATTTTTGAACAAACTAAAAAGTTACCTGAATTTACTCAAGTGTATCAGAATTTCATAAAATATCTTCGAACACCCGAAGATCGGATGTATCAATCATGGGTTTATTTTCTTCATATTTGTCCCTGCAGTGACATCGAATTAACATTAGGATATCTTGATCAATATCTTTCCTCAAAAGAAGTAATTAAAAAATGGATAATTGAAATTATTCAATTCTCAGAACCACCAAGAACATCAAAGGTTTTTCTCCAAAAAATGGTATCATATATTCGAACGACATTGAATAACATTAAAAATATGTTGTTAAATGAAAGAATCATTGAGGATTTTGTAACAGAAATATTTGATAAATATCCGGGTGATAAAATATATACTTTATACAAAGAATCAATTCGATTCTTCAATGAAAAATCAAAGAATGTCTGCAACGACGAATAATTGAAAATCTCAAATAAAATTATCAAATTGATAATTTTATTCAATTAGTTTAATTGATAATTTTTTTTTAAATAGCACAAACGAAAGATGGCAACGACAACAGTAACATCTGCAGGTAGAACCGGAACAAAATTAAGTTTTGGTAGTGTTGGAAGTCAATCAGGTTCAGTGTCCAATCAACCATCCGTTGTTTCACCAGGTGTTCAAGGGTCTTCTAGTGATATTTTTTCTTCAGAAATTAAACTACCATCAAGGGTATTTGCACCATCTCCTCAGACTTCTCTCACACAATCTAGTTCTACAATTGTTCTTTCACCAGGGTCACCTTCTACACAACCTATTTTTTCTGGTTCACCTCGTTCAACAACATCTGTTAGAAAACCAAGTATCAAGAAATCACCAAAGAAATCAAAGAAATCAAAGAAATCAGATGTTCGTTCAACCATCAGATATGACATCACTGAGAGAAACAAACATGCCACACCCGTTGATGTCGAAAGTTCATCGAGTGAATCTGATGACGACAAAGATACAACATATGAAATATCATCAGTTGGAAAAGATAAACTAAGAATTGTTCAAAGAACACCAAAGAAAAAAGGATTAGTCACTTTTGATAAAGGACATTTAAATTTTGAAGTTATTGAAGATGAAGAAGATGATTATCAAGAAGTTCAAGAAGTTACAACAACGATTTATGCTGATGGATCAATTGGGAAAGATACACAAATAACCCCAATCAAACACCAACAAAACAGGGTTTATATGCACGATAGAAATACTGGTGATACAACAGAAGTACAAGGAAATGAAACTTTACACTTTGAAAGTGAAACACATGATGAAAATTTATCTGTCGATGATGATGGAAATCTTGTTGATAGGCACGTTAAAGTTCGTAAATTTTCACCTGTGAAACCTACACCTGTTACTGAGTCTGTTGTTTACGATCAAGATATATTTGATCCAGTTTCTGAAACATCTGTTATTTCAACCTTATCTCCATCAAGAAGATTCAGTAGCAGTTCAAGGTCGAGAGTTCGTGTGGATCCGTTTACTGATGAAGATATATTTACACCGAGATCACCAGTTAAACTTGGTTCAGGTATGAATGTTCGAAGTTCTGAAACAAAAAGTTCAAAGATTCGATATGATGTTTCACCAAAATCAAAGATTCGTGTTTCGAGATTGTCTCCAAGATCAACAAAGAGTAACGTTGTTCTCTCACCTCGTTCAAATGTTCGTCTCTCACCTCGTTCATCTCCTCGTGCTGTTAGCAGAATCTCTTCATCTGTTTTTTCACCAGTTCGAACTTATGATGTTTCTCCTAGAACTGATGTTGGTTCTGGAGATCTACAAAGTCAAATCGATAGAATATCCCGTCAGTTCAATGATTATGCAAAAAATGTCCGCAATGTCATGATTAATCTGGAAGAACGTCTGATGGAACTTGAGAGAAGAATGTAATCAAAATTATTTATATATCATTTTGTTATCAAATAAATTTATTTGATAACAATCACATAACTAATTTACTATCAAAATTTACCAAATTGATGTTTTAGTCAGATAAATGTCAGATTCCAAAAACAAATACGTCATCGTTCCAATTATACCTGTGATAGTGTATACAACCAACAATATATCGATTAGAGATATTTGATATCCCCAAAACCACTTGGTTAATCCACCAACCAAAAGCAACAATGAAACAATGACAGTGACACCAAAAATAAATAATAATAAACTACTCCTAACCAATCTATCAGATAACATATATAAAACAAATATTTGAAGTATTACTGAAACACCGAGTGTCAAAAGATACCATCTCATGTCTCGTATCATCAAAAGTAAAGTTATACTTTGTGTCACTAACGCGAGAAACAATATTGCAAATGACATTGATTTACTCATTTACATTGAGATAGAAAAGTATTTGAGATTTTAATTCGATTCAAATGAACCACTCGATTATTATTTTATATTGTTTATCATGTCATTGACGAAAATAATCGAATATTAATTTGAAACAAAATAACCATTAAAATTAAAATAAATCCGATCCAAAAAAGAACATTAGCTGTTCGGCAAGATTCATTGTTGGAACGAACAAGTAATGAAGTCAAAAATAATATCAGAGCAAGTACAAGTATAACAAGTTGAATTTGTAAAGAAATCATTTTGAGATGATGAAATAAAAATTATTTGCGCTTTCTTTGTTTTATTCAAAATATTTGATACAAAATTATTCCTTAATTTGTATCAAATATTAGTTAATTATATTCTAATTTCTAATTTTAGATCTTTCATTGCAAATCGATGGACCAAAGATAGAAACCAATGTTTCATAGAATAATTCATAGGCTCTCTTTGATCGTTCCTCACCAGGTCCAGATTGCATCACACTGCCTTTGCGATAAACACGAAATGTATGTTGAGGTTTTTTATCTTTTCTTCGAACACTTCTTTCACTTTCATGTAACGTATATTGATGTTGGATCGTTACACTGCTATCAACAACATTGTTAAATCTCGATGTAAATCCATTTTGCATCTCTGATATTTTTTCATGTAATTCTGATAGATTAACTGCATTTGATCCCAAATCAAAATAATAATTAACCATTACCATGTGAACCTTACCATGAGTGATATCTCGATCACAAACATTTGTTGTTTGAAGAATAAAATTAAATTGTTCGATGAAAATCGAATAAAGATTAAAGTGTTTACCGAGCCTAGTTATTTTATTGAGTAATTCATTATCAAATGTTTGTGCATTTTCAAAATTTAATTTATGATCGATCGATGTTCCAACAACGTTTTTTACGTCATCAGATTCATTTTCAATTTTGGTTAAAACTTCTGAACCACGAATACTCGTTAAATATGTTTCTTTCATATTTTCATCAATTTTATTTTCTTCCATCACTGTTTGTAACTCAATGAGTTTATCAATAATAATATCTGTTGTTTTTTCAGCGTGTGTTCTCGATTTTGTTCCTGTAATGTGAATTTTCATTGGACCTAATTTAACACTTACTTTCTTTGTTTTAGTCATGATAGACATCGTAATCACATTTTTGAAACATGTGGCTTTTGATGCTTTTTTTCTTCTTTTGATTTTACTACTATGAGCATCTCTTCCCCTTGAAAATCCATTCCATCTCAATAAAGTTACACTGCCGATCGGTAATTCATCATCAGGTCGAATATCATCCAATTCAATTGTATCTAATAAACTAAATACCATGTGCATATTGACTTTTTTCGTCAGTTCGCATAAAGTTGTGATTGTTGTTGGAATCAAAGAATTAAATGGTTTCATTTTTATTCTTTTCTTTAAGGTATTTAACATTCAGTTTAATCCTTTTATGATTTTCATTCTATAATCATCATTTATCCAATCCAATTCGAATGAATTGGTAAGGACCAATTTTTAAAGAAAAAATCTTTAATTATGAATCTATCTGTTCGATAATATGAGTCAAAATTTGAAGCACTCATTTTTACAGCGAATGGTGAAGTTCCAAAGAGAGAAAAAGTCATAATGAATGATTCCCCATTAATATCTCGAATCAAATTGATAACTCTATTTTTAAAAAGATTATTATCATCATTAGGATTAAGAAAATTTGCAGGATAATCATCAAATAAATAATTACGTGACACTCTCCAAAATCTCCCATTTTCGGTTCCACCCTCAGACAATTTTAAGAGAGTGTCATCTGCAGAAGGATTCAATACGTCAATGAATAAACCTGATTCTCTTTCCATTATTGATATTTTATCTCCATCTAATATTTGATTAATATAACTCACATTTCTAACAGTTGTAGTTGAACCTTGATAAACAATTGTTTGATATAAATTATCCATCAATGTTGGTAAACAAAATTCCCCTTGTTTACCTTCAACAAAAGCACCAAGAACTCTGTTTGGTGGAGAATTAAAACACGTAGAAATCAAATCACCGTCTGGCCAACCAAATTCAGCTCTATATCTTACGAACCACGTCGATAAAAACCCAGGACAAGTTGTTTTTGGACATGTTTTAAATTCAATTGATTCTGTTTGTCCAGTTGTATAAATCGATCCATCGAATGAAATACAAGTTGAATCTTTACATTCTCTAACTGTCGATTTTGCAGATGCTTGATCAGAATAAATACAATTAGTTAGTGAACTTGGAAACTTAATTGTTTTTGATTGATTTAATGTATTGATTGTTTTCAAATTGTTTATTCGAAGATAATTTGTTACTGATTCTGGTGCTAATGTAGTTGCGATTCTCATTGCATTTGAAGGTTGATTACCTACTTCATTGATTAGTGATACAGGTGGTTTATAAATTGATATCTCAGAAAACCTAGTTATACCAGAACCAGTAGAGCTTCTAGCGTATGTGTATGTAAAACAATCTGTGTTTTCATTAATTTCTGACCAAGGATATGTTGAGGGATACATGTTTGCATATTCTATCGGAGTGATGGTTGGACCAGGTGGTGTTGGTGGTGTTGGTGTTCCCCTTGTTGAAACAAAGATTATGAGGACAATGATTAGAACGATTATTATCAAAAGAAATATAAGAGGTGCACTTGATGTTTTTTTTACTTGTTGTGGTTTTTGTTGAGGAGATCGTGTTGGAACACCGGGATTTGATCCCGATGGAGATCGAGTTGACATTTTAGATTAAAAATTAAATCAAGAAGTAATTTGATTTAAGATTTGTTTCTCTTGGATGTTTAATTATCAAATAAAATGAAATATGATGTTGATTACTTTGTGTCGAATATATAAGTTTTGATTCAAAACTTATATGATGTTTATTTTAATAAAGTTAATTGAGTTTATTAACTACCGACGAAAATTAACTGTAGGTGTATAGTATGAATTTAATTTTTTTGATGATAAAAAATATCCAAGAATGAATATGATATCAAAATAAGCCCATATCCAAACCTCAGTTCGAAAATAAATTATAATTACTAGAATTAATGTCAATAAAAGTCTTAAAACCCAAATGTTAGTTGGTGGATTTTTGATACCAGCGAGTATTCCATGGATAAAGAAAACTATTGAAAGTGAACATAGTTGAACCTTGTACATTTTGTTATTGGGGGTTTTAAAAAACTTTGAGTGTTACTTGATTTTATAATTTGATAAAAAGTAATTCAAAAGATTATAGTTAGAATCTATAAGTAATTAAATGATCTATAATCACATAAAACTATGATTATAGATCCTAATTATAATCTTTTGAATTACTTTTGTAGGTATATCGAAGTGAATATTTAAAATTTAAAATGAACAACAATCAAGTTTTTGAACACATCGTTTTTGATGATGAAAATGAATCATCAAAAATGTTAAAAAGACAAGGTAGTCATGTTCAGATTTTACTATGATTAATTCCCTCATATTTAAGTAAGGAAAAAATATGACTTTTAACTGACATCCAAGCATTGTTAATTGAATATGTTTTTAACTTATTTTCTGTGATATTAACCATAATATTGAAAACTATGTTATAATATATTAATTAGAGTTTAATTAGATTATTTTAGAGATGATTCAATATGAATAAAATTAAAAATTGATTTAGTGATTCAATTAAAAATAAATTAAAAATGAATTATATTGTGATCTCATTAGAAAATCAAATAAGTATATTTCCTATTTGATTTCTTATTTGATTTTTCATATAAAATGGATGAATCTTTTCGACAACTTCTCACAAATTTATCTTTTATTTCAAATATTGAAATAGGAACCAAACCATGTTTCTATGATATGACGACAACTGATGCTTATTCACTTTATGGTTCAATAAAAAGAAAATTACTTGGTGAAGATAGATATCGCGTTGTAGATTTTGTCGAAAGAGTTGTTGGACAAACCATTGAATTAATTGAAAATGAGAATTGTGAAGAGATAAAAAGGAGATTGTTAAATAGCTTGATTCAATCAAAAATTGGAATCATAAATCTAACAAACACATATAGAGATAGTAAAGGTATAATTGCTAAATATCAAGTTTTACTTGATGATATAAATGATGTTGCACAAAAATATCTCGCAAATAAATTTGATGATAAATAAAATTAAATATTAAATATTTGTAGTTTTATTGAATAGATATATTTGAAGTGTAGAATAATAATTTGAAAATGAATAAAATGTAAGTTTGTGTTGTTTATATTTTTGATTTAACTTGTATTCTCAAATATATTTGAAGATGAAATATATTTGAAGTATAGAATAATAATTTGAAATTCAATGAATGATATTTGAGTTTTACAAATCAATGAATGAGATTTGAGATTTGAGATTCTGATTTGAATGAATGAGATTTGAGATTCTGATTTGAATGAATGAGATTTGAGATTCTGATTTGAATGAATGAGATTTGAGATTCTGATTTGAATGAATGATACAACTTGATTTGTTTATGTTGTTAATATTTCTGATTTAACTTGTATTTTCAAATATATTTGAAGATGAAATATATTTGAAGTATAGAATAATAATTTGAAAATCAATGAATGAGATTTGAGTTTCTGATTTCAAACATCAATGAATGAGATTTGAGTTTCTGATTTCAAACAATGATACAAATATTTGTTGTGTTGCTAATAATTCTGATTTAACTTGTATTCTCAAATATATTTGAAATAGAGAATCAATAAAACATATATTGATTTCTCATTTCAAACAATGATACAAATATTTATGTTGTTAATATTTTTGATTTAACTTGCATTCTCAGATATAAATCTTCACAATAAAATATTATTCATAAATTAATCTTTCTAATAATTGTTTGTTTATTAATCGCATCAAACATCAAAACAAAGATAAGTTAAAATGAGTGAATCTAAGATTATTTCTATCAACCCAATCCAACCATCAAGTGAAAACAAGATAGACGATGCATCGTCTCAAAACAATTCACAAGAACAATCAATACTTGATTTCCTAGATAAAACAGGTTATCCTGAATGGGATAATTTATTTGAAGATGCTTATTCTGATCTTCAAAGAATCAGTGATATTTTATGCGACGAAGAAGAATTTTATCCAAAATTAGAAAATGTTTTTTCTGCTTTTTATCTGACACCATTGAAAAATATTCGAGTAGTTATATTGGGACAAGATCCTTATCATTCAACAGGTATCAAAGGAACACCAATAGCTAACGGATTAGCATTCAGTGTTAATCCTGGTGAACGAGTACCACCATCACTTCGAAACATTTATAAAGAAATTAAGTCTGAATATGGTGATGAGTTTAACATTCCTTATTCTGGTGATTTAACTAAATGGGCAACACAAGGAATATTTTTACTTAATACTGCTCTGACAGTAAAACCAGGGAAAGCAGGAAGTCATTTGGCACTTTGGGATAGCTTTGTTACACGAGTAATTAAAACTATTATTTCAGCAAATAATGGAAAAGTAATTTTTGTTTTGTGGGGTAGAAAAGCTCAACAATATAAAAAGATCATTCGAGGTAAATCTATTGTTCTTGAATCTGGTCATCCAAGTCCATTGAGCGTAAATTTGTTTTTTGGAAATAACCATTTTAAATTGATCAATGAACATCTTACAAAACTAGGGTTTGATCCGATAAAATGGTAATGGGTATTAGATAAAAATAACAACTATTGATATCATTGATACAAATATACCATTACATGATTAACTACAATTTAATTGTAGTTAATCGATTTTTGATTTGATCTCAATAGACTCTTTGATAAAACTGATTGTGAAATCAAGTGTGTTACAAATTAAACGTCAGAGATAGAAATCAAAAACTAGGAATGAAACAAAATATCATACATATTGTATTTTTTACGTTTTATACTTTGTATTTCTTTTACTCATCAAATGATGAATATTTTTATTTGGCATTTATAATGTTATGTAGTACAATTCACGATCATATATCGATAGATACATTGATTTTATTTTTTGTAACCATTGAATTTATTATCAAATCACTCCAATTGCTTTTGTTTTTTATTCTTTTTTCACTCTATGTGATTTATGGTTATTTATCATCAGTGATATCAATAATTGTTATTTTTCCATCTACTATCAAATATTCTTCATATTTTCTCTTGAATTTCAAACATATCTTTGTGTTGTTGATTCATATATATTTTTTGTTTTTTATTGGAACCCAAGAGATAAACAAAGCTTAAAATTTATTTTTATATTTAATATATTATTCAAACAATTGTTTGAATAATATAGGCTAAACAATGACTACATCATAGGTATTATCTTCGCTTCAGCATTTTCAAATCCAGAATTTAAAATTCGATAAAAAAGATCAGCATGTCCGACTATCATGATAAAAGACTCTTCTGAGTTACGAAGGTCATCAAAGAACGATGAAAGACGAGCATCAACCATCGAGTGTGGTTCATATCCAATGATATTCGGCCACCATTGTTCATCTGTTATATGTTTCCAATCATAATCAGGAAAATCTTCTATCAATTCAGATTTATAACTTCCAATATTATATCCAAATAAATCTATTTCTCTTAATCTAGAATCAACAACTACTGGTATTTGATCAGAATCTAATAAATAAAATGTTGTTTGTAAACATCGGTATAATGGACTCGTGTATACCTTTTGAACTTTTTGTAAAACACCCGAAGATAAAAGAGATTTCTTCCTTTTCTTTACTTGATTTATTCCAACCTTGGTTAATCTTGGATCTGTTCTATCGAATTCGAGGTTACCAAATTCATTATAGTGAAAACGAACATATGGATCAGAATCTACATTATGATCACCTTGACCATGTCTGACGAATATCAGCGTTTTCATTTCTTTGAATCAGAATATCTTGATTCTACAATTAAATTATTTGTTCGACAATGTAGTTCGGTGGCATTTTTTGGATCAATATTTCAGGATATGATGTAACAATGATTGTAACTAACGATTTTTCACCAATGTGAGTCATCAAAGAAGATAAGTTAGATTCTTTCCATATCCATCTCCGGTTAAATAAAAAAGAAACTAATGGATATTTTAATTTGAGATTCCAAAGATTGACTTCGATTGAAGGACTCGAAACAAGTTCAGGTATCGATATTATTGGTATTTTAGTTTTCCATTTTGTAACACTTTCAAGTTCATTTGAATCTGCACCAATCAAAATTTTATCAACAAACTTTAAGTATTCTTTTTTTACAAGTATTTCTTCGATTTTGTTCCATGATACGTTTGGTGAAACAAAAACACATATTTGAGACATTTTAGTTTGATATGATAAATAAAAATAACTTCTCGTTTATTTTCAAATAAATCAGAAATATTTGATCAATAAATGAATAGTCAAAACTCATCAGAAAGAAGATAATTACTTCCAGTTTAAAAAACAACTATTGTTTTCAATGTGTGTCACAAAACAATTTAAATCAACGAGTGTAGAAACACTCAAAAGAATTAACAGTGATTTTCTTCAATCTGTTCGAAATGGAGATAAAGAAAGCTATGCAAGATTCGTTTCTCCGTTCATAGGGACTCGAGAGTCAAACAAACCTTTGATAATTCAAATGATAAACTCAGATAAACCTAAATCTGATTTCGAATTGGTACGCGTAGATTGGAATATCGATGAAAAATTGATGGATTCAATTCTTAAAGTTTCATTTGATCGAGGACGAATCCAAGATTTAATTGATATTTATCCAGACACTTATCTTCAATCGAGGTGCATAAGATATGCAATGAAAGAAGAAAACAAAGAAATATTTGATTATGTCTTTGGATTAATGGTAAACATTGACATCGACATTGAATTTAAGATTTTAAATGATTTCATTGATGATTCTCAATTTGTAAAACTGATGAAAAGCAACTATTCGAAAAATCATACTGAAGAAATTTATTTGAATATGAAAGAATGTTCTTTGAAAAGATTAATGATAATGGCAAATTTTTCTAATTATACATTTGATGCATATTTTTTAATTAAAAAGAATTATCCTGGATATGTTAGAGATTTTATCAAATCAATTGAAAGACATCAAATTTCTGATTTATTTTCAACAGCGATTGTATTTGATCATGAATCGTTTGTTCGTGATGTATTGACTTATAGAGGTGACATTGAGAGATCAGAAAAATATTTATTTGATGCTATTTCATGTGACCCAATGTTTTTTAAGAAAAAGAAGACTCGTTGTTGTATCATTAAATTGTTATTGCGACATGGGTTTCGATTGAATGATGTTGAAAAATATAAGAATGAAATAAGTAGAAGAAATTTTGGAATTGAAAAAGAAGAGATAATCGATGTAATTGAATTTTACCATTTGAAACATCGAATGTTTCGAACAACACAAGGAAAAAAAATGATTTACTCAGTGATTTGTTCATAATAAAATTAAATCAAGTTATTTTGGAATGCTAAAATTAGAATATTCTCAAACATGTTTGAGAATATTGAAAAGTAAAGTTATAAATATATGTAAATAAATTAAGTTTTATTGATTGAAATTCAAGTTTAATCATTGGATTTTATTAGGAGATACTTTGATAATATTTGAAGTATAGAATAATAGAAAATCAGGAATATTAACAACTCAAACAAATCAAGTTGTATCGTTATTTGAAATTTAAATCTCAAATCTCATTCATTGTTTAAATTTTAAAACTTACATCTCATTCATTGATTTTCAAATTATTATTCTATACTTCAAATATATTTGAGAATACAAGTTAAATCAGGAATATTAACAACACAAACAAATCAAGTTGTATCGTTGTTTGAAATCAGAAACTTACATCTCACTCATTGATTGTTTGAAATCAAAATCAGAAACTCAAATCAATCATTGATGAAATCAGAAACTCAAATCAATCATTGATGAAATCAGAAACTCAAATCTCAAATCTCAAATCTCATTCATCAATCAATGAAACTCAAATTATTTTTCTATACTTCAAATATATTTCATCTTCAAATATATTTGAGAATACAAGTTAAATCAGAAATATTAACAACACAAACAAATCAAATAAATTTCATTCATCATTCAAAACAAAAACTCAAATTTAACATAAAACACAAATATTTAATTATCTAATTTAATTCCTCGAGTTCCTCCAATATTCATTCTTATTAATTTTGATACTAAATCAGAAGTATCAGTGTGTTCAATACAAACTCCATCCAAATATGATCGATTTTCAACAGGAAACAATGTTTTATGAAAATAACCATTTTTAACCAAATATTCAAGTTCTGTTTGTACATTCATTAATAAAGTTGAGTTTCGAATACCATGTTTTCTAATTTTGCTTCCCAATGATTCCCAAGATGGACCAATTTCATCAATTTTATTTTCTACGTGATACAAACCTACTTCTTTTTGTCCCCAAGTTTCAGGTGAATAAGGCATACCCGAGTTAATTCGATCAAAGAGAAACACACCAGAACTTTGTTCGAATTTTTCATGTGAACCATACTCGATGGATAATTGAATTGAAGAAACACACGCATGAAAATATGCAATGGAATAAATTAATTTAATAAACGACAACGCACTGGGTTCATCAAATTCAATTCCCAGTTTATCAAGAGCGTTTGTCTCACCAATCAATGTTAACCCAATAGAACGAAAATCAAAATTTGATGAAAAAGAAGCAATCGATTCATCCAAGTCTACACACCTATTTAAGTGAGAAACACAAGAACGAACCTCAGATTCAAATGAACTTATATCGAAAGATTCTCCAAGTTTTCCTTCATTTCCTTCGATAAACTCTGTGGTCGCAGGACCCATGACAAAAGAGTCAACAGTTAAATAACCATAGTAAACACTCGAATAAATATGTTTAGGTAATATCGAAGAAACACAAAATGAAGAAAATAGAGGATTACCGACATATCTCAAGTTATACGATTGAATCACATTTCCGCATAATAAATATGAAAACATGTTGGTTGATGAGAGATATTCTATCAATTTTTGTGAGTTTATTTTCTCTGTGTTTTCCTTGGATTCATTCATCTCATATATCGATTCAAGATCACTGGTTATACCAGCATTGGGTAATGAAATCAATGACCAAAACTCATTGTTTTTGAGTCTACTAAGAAAAAATGAAGGAATCAGTAAAACATATTGTATATTTTTTGATTTAATTTGAGATTCACTGAGTTTCATTAACATTGGGTGATAAATAGGAATCAAAATTTCAAACAATACATTATAATAATGTGATAACGATTCAATCAAAGGAAATATGGCAAACGACTCATACGAATTGAGGTTTAATGAGATTCTTGTTCGAATTGTTTCTTGTAGTCCAGCTGAAATATGTTCAAGTACATTGATTAATTTAGGTAAAGATTCATATAAAATACTACAATGAGATAAACATCGAAGGTTCCTAGTACCTAATTTTGATAATGAAAATAAAGGAAGTATAAACTTTCCTGAAACTAAATCATTAAAACAATTAATTACTTTTGATATTCCATCATGCAAATAGAGATGAATCGAAGATCTTAAGCACATCAACAAGAAACACTCGGAGCATGAATCATTTGAATCACGAAGTAAACAATGTTGATACAAAAGATAAACTAGTGAAAATGAGAGACGTAAGAGATTTTTTTCTGATTCTCGAATTAATTTATCAAGTATAAGTGAATGGGATAAGATAAATGAATATACTGATTGTTCAAGAGATTGACGAAATATTCTTGCATAACTTTCGGTATTCCGAGTTACGCTGCGAAGTATGTGGTTTGTTAGGAGTCGCCCAGCAAGTAATTGTTGTGTCTCATAATTCATATCTAATTTAATATCACCATTACCTAGTGAAATAATCTGATCAAACGTAATATTTTCACAATAGTTTTTATCTTTATCTGATACCTCAAGAGATTCGAAAGCATTGATTCTCATTGTTGAATTGTTTTTATAATAGATCACATAATTTGTCTTCAAATTTATGTGATCTATTATAAAAACTTAGGTAATACCACAAAATAAAAATAAACTCATGATATCTTACTTCTATCAAATAATCTTTGCTTTATTTTTTAATTGGATAAAATGTTATCTTTGAGATCGAAACTTCTTATTCTCGAACCTTCATTGATAAAAATATTAAGTGAGATACTTGGAGTTCCTCGTCAAACAACATTAATCGATAATATATTGAAAGATGATAAGTATAAAAAATTAAAAAGTTTAGTTGAACTCTATCCGGATTTAGATAAAATATCTGAGGTTTTTGGGATTAGATTCAATTCATATGTTTTTAATGAAAGAATCGAATATCTCTCGAGGTTTTTGGGATTGTATTTGAAAGTAAAATCAAATGCTCAAAGAACAGATCCTGTTGAAACTTATCCAGATTCTTTGTTATTTTCAATGTTTGGAACTAACAAAGGTTATCGTCACATATATATTGAAATATTAAATCGTATTTCTCACGGTTATCCATCAGGTATTCGTTTATTATCTGTTGCTATGAAAGACCCTGACGTAGGATTTTTACTTGAACCATTTAATGAACGCGAAGAAAAATCACAAGATTTGGTTGATTTATATTTGAAACTTTTATCATCTAAGAAATCTATTATTGAACTTGGATATAACATTGAAGAAATAAAAAGATCTGATGAAACATATAATGTTGTTAAGGATGTGATAAAAAAATTAAAAGATTATGATGATATTTTACTTGATGAAATAGGTGAAATTTTAAATTATTTTCGTGTTTATTGTAGTGGTTATTTACAATCTGTTACGATTGAAGGAAAAGATTTTTGGAGTGTGATAAGAAACTTAGAAACATTGGTTGGTGTTGGGTTTTCTGATCCATCAGTTTATGTTGAATCATTTTTCAATGATATTAGAGTTTATAATGGAATAAATTTTGATAGTGAAAAATTATTAGATTTGTTGTCAAATGATCCAAAATGTTATTTTATCATAAAATCAATTAATTTTTATTTTAATTGTGTTCAATATGTGATTGAAACAAAGTTAAACAAACAATGATTCATATATTTTATTTTATTTTTGTTGTTGAATAAAAATTGATTAGTTTGATGGGATATATTAATTTGAGATAAAATAAAAGTTAGAGATTATTTACAAATATATATTTGTATCATTATTTAGATGATATGTGATTGAAACAAAGTTAATCGATGAATGAATTAGATTTAAGATTCTGATTTTATCCATTGATTGTTTTAAATTATTATTCTATACTTCAAATATATTTGGAAATACAAAGTTAAATCAGGAATATTAACAACACAAACAAATATTTGTATCATTGTTTGAAATCAGAATCGTATATCAATCATTGATTGTTGAAAATCAAAATCGTATATCAATCATTGATTCATTCAAATCAGAATCTCAAATCTCATTCATTGATTGTTGAAAATCAGAATCTCAAATCTCATTCATTGATTGTTGAAAATCAGAATCTCAAATCTCATTCATTGATTTTCAAATTATTATTCTATACTTCAAATATATTTCATCTTCAAATATATTTGAGAATACAA